CAATTCCAAATGATGTAAAAGGATTAGATTCTGAGTCACCTTACTGAACCTGAGTGGATATTTCCGTTTGATGCAATGAGTGTAGGGGATAGTTTCTTTGTCCCCACCTTAAAGCCTGCACCTATGATCTACGCATTAGAATCGGGTGCTAAACGAGCGGGAGTAAAAGTAAAAGCTTTTGTGACTGTGAAAGACGAATGTCTTGGGGTTAGAGCTTGGCGTATTGCTTAAAGTCCTGCTTGAACCCTTAGCATTCCTATGTTTTTAACCATAGCGTTAATTTGAAGGTCAATCTTATCTAGCTGGTCACGCTTAGCACCGGAATCCATGTTGCTATTAATAACTGCTTTACGGAAGTCACGTAGTTTAGTCATGCTAGTATTAAGCGCACTAACTTGAGACTTAACAGACATCATCTCTTTATTTTCCATTGCGTATTCAAATGCTTCACTTTGATGTCCAAACTTCACTAGTCGATTGTATGTAGTTACTACCTCTTCTACTCTATCCTTAAGGTCATAGTAATCATTGAGTTGGTCTTTACCATTAGGGTTATAGAAGAATGAACCAATACTTGGAACTTTATGCAATGGAGTTGTAGGTAATTTATCTTCGTAGAACACATTAGCTATTGCATCAGTGCCATAAAGTACACCTGAAACTGCAGTGCCTCCATACCCCTTCATTAAATGATCTATTTTTAACGGCGAGATAAGTCCGGACTTACCAATAAGTTTAGCAAGTTCAGAAGTATTTTCTGTAAACTGATCAGAGGTTCTTAACTTATCTAAGCCTCTACCTACAAGAGGATTACCTGTTAAGAAATTATAATTAGTTATAGCTTCTAATGTAGGACGTGCAACTTGAGGTAATAAATTAGGACCTAATAACCCATCAAGAAAAGCTACGCCAATTTCATTACGTAATTTAGTAGCATCCATTGGACTTGCTGTACCCTCACGAGTAACATACTGATACATAAGTTCTGGAATTGCTTTTGTTAATAGCGCAACTTCAGCAGACACAGGAATCTTAATACCTGCACCTGGGATAATAAAGGATCTTACTTTAGTTCTATCATCAAGCTTTTGATACTCATCATCGTCCGCAATTAACATTGCATATACCATAGACAGAGCCGCAATCTTAATAGCTGTTTGTACGAATAGAGCTTTAGCTTCTTTTTTAGCCTGCCCACTAATTGCTTCTCCGCGCATAGCACCGATTAAAACATCCATGCCTTGAATGTATGCATTCATAAACGGAACAACTTGGGATAAAATTCTTAGTTTGCCGGACGTTCCATGCTTCTGCCAGTTAATAATATCCATAGCCCGATGCATAGCTAATACTTTATTGCCGCCTGATATAGAGCCGTCAGGGTTTTGAGTACCGCCTGATTCTAATAAAGTTTGAATATAAATAGCTCTACGTTGTGCCATATCAGATGCAGCTGCAAATTTCTCTGCTTTATCTAGAGCTTGTTTCATTATTGTATTTGTTTTTAAATTTAGATCGCGGCGCATCTTGTCAGAGACTTCTAACGCTGTGTGACCATAGCCACCACTAATACCTAATCGTCTCATTTCAATTGAGATAGGGTCATTCGTTTGGTCTTTAAGAATTGTGCCGAAGCTTCCGATGACTCTAGCCATAAGTTTAAATGGGCTCTTAACACCTGATAACATAGCTGCACGAGTTGCATCATTAAATACTTGATAAACTTGGAACGGAGGTAATGAAGTTACACCGATACGAAGTGCTCTACTTGCTGTACCAAACATACCTAGGATAGGACCTAGCGCGGGCTCAGCCCCATGTATAGCAATAGCAAAATTAGGATCTGTATACTCAACAAACTTACGTCGACCATTGACAAAGACCGGAGCCATTCTATCAATTTTTTCAGGATTAATATATTCATGAAGTTCTACCTTATTGTTTTCATTTCTTACTGCAAGCTGTTTAGCAACTTGTTGATTAGCTTTATTTCTAACAGCAGCATTAACCGCCCACATATGACGCGTTAACATATTATCAAATACATCTAGTACTTGTCTTTCAGAACCTTCAAATGCATACTCACGACCTACATCTGCAAAGCCTCTAAAGAATTGACGTGCGCCAGGATTAGATCTTTCCATTTCATCCATTAATCTAAATAGGGGTACGTAGCCTCTTGTTTTTCTGTAGCGTTCTGCTTGATCTTTAGAATAGATACCTGCTTTTTCTAGCATGTTAGTATCGTTATCATTGAAAACTTTATACATTTCCGCAACGCGTTTTACTTCAGAATACTTCTCCCCATAGCTTAATGCTTCTGGAATTGCTGCTTGCTGCTCTTCTGTTATTTTAGTTTTACCTTCTCTTGTCTTGGCAGCTGTTGCTTTCTTACCTTCTGATTCTTCTTTTTTAGCTTGTGTCTCAAGTCTATTATTTTCATCTAATTCATATTGATAACGTAGTCCTAATAAGTAAGCCTGAGTTACATGTTTAGCATTTTCAGGACCGAGTCGCTCTGCTAGTTTAGCAATCTCTTCATTAATGTTAGCTAGATTATTTTCGTTAGCTACAACACGCGCTATATTAAGATCATCAAAATCTACATATCCTGTTTTAGCTGATTCAGACCCTAAAATATTACTATTTAAAGCTTGGCTCATTAATACGTCAGCACGAACACCCTTCAACGCGTTATTTACTGCACCATTAAAGTCATCCATTAATTTGCTTTGTACGCCTGCACCTGAATAAGCAACTTTAATTCTACCTTTTAAGAATAAGTCTTCTCTTGTATCTTTATCAAATTTAAAGTTTTTAAAATCTTCTACATGCTCTTTAAAATTACCGCCTTCTTTTTCTTTTGGCGGAGCAAATATACTAGTGCCTTGATATTCAGGAGATACTTCTTGAGCTTCTTCTTTAGCATATTTAACTTCTGTAGTTTTAGCTGGTTTAATTTTACCCGCTAATGATCTTGCAGTAGACCGATTAATTAAATCATGAATATCTCTAACATCCATGCGGTTAACATTCCATAAACCTTTTTTAAATAAGAAGTCTTTAACAGCAGCAACAATACGACGCCATAGATTATGATTAGGTGCGGACTCTCCAAGACGCGCAAGTACTTCTTCTAGATGCGGCTGACTACCTTGAGTTAACTCTTTATATTTATTATTAACATGCTCGTGAGCAGCTCTTACATCTTTATCTGTATCTTTAAGTCTATTAATAGTACGTAGAATATCTCGATATAAATTCTTGCCCGCCATGCCTTCAAGACCATAGTGAACACCTACTTCGTGTAGTATCTTACGAGGAGCTTCTTCTTTAGATAGTCTATCGGTGATTAAATGAGCAATACCCTTATTATAATAAGCCACTGCATCAGGCGCTATATCTGTTGGTACCTCATCACTCGTAATAAGCTTGACTTCTTTTCTTTCTATAGCTTTATTAATATTATTACCGAAACGTTCTTTGAGAGCAGCTAGAATTGTTTCTGGAGTTTCTGATGTAGTAGTTACTTCGTCTTTAGCTAGTTGTGTTTCTCCAGTTGCAGTAGGAGATATTGTTTCTGTAGGAGCAACTTCTTCCGTAGTAGGTGCAAGCTCTTCTGCGGATTTCATTACTTCAGTAGTTTCAGGTGCTAGTGCAGCGGGCTGTGCCTCTGTTCGTCCTTCAAGTCTTCCAGTAACGTCTGCAAGGTCAGTAACTCCATTTCCGAGCTCTCCTTGAGCTGTAGAGGAAACTTCTCCTGATACGGGTTGTCCAGATACTTGAAGATTATCTCTAGATCCTTCGGTGACCAATCTTTCATTTTTAGCTGCCTCTATTAAATTAGGAATGTTAGCAATATATTCTTCTACTTTAGCTTTAGTATTCTTATTAACGCCTGTTGTATCTTTATAAGCAGTTAAAATATTTACAGCTTCTTGAGCTTTTTCTGGAATAGTTAAATCTAAATTTTGTAATATTCCATTCTTTCTAATTATAGCTGATTTACCAATACCTAAATCTTGTAATGTTTTATTAGAAATAATTGATTGAATAGGCTGCGCTGCCATGCCCATAAGCCTTGCACGTTCTGATACTTGTTGTTCTTCAGGGACAGTTTTTAAATATTCTTCTATTTGTTTTTCTGTACCTAAAGCTTCTGTTGATGTAGCTACAATAGGCTCTTGTTTAGGAGCAGCCAATAATTTATATTGTTCTGGTGGAAGAATAGCATCTTGAATTGCTTTTTGTCTTTGCATTTCTTCAATGTCATTTTTAAGCTTAGCAACTTGTTCAGCTCTAATTGATTCTTCATAAGCTCGTTGTTGATCTGCACCTAGATTAGCCAATGCCTCTACTTTTTGTTTGGCTTCTCCTCGTTCTGCAATACGTGCAGCACCTCCTAACGGAGATAATAATACTGCTTGATATGCTGTGTCTTTATATTCTTTTAATGCGTCGGGAGTAGTTAAAGAAAGTCCAGCTTGGGATCTCTCTAACATTTGTTGGATAACTTCTGTAGGAACTTCAGCTAATGCAGTTTTACCAATACCTATAGCAATAGATTTTTTTAATGATTCCGTTGCCATTTTTTCTGCAGCTTCAGTACCCATCTTGCTAATACCTAAAGCTTTACCTAACCCTAATTCCATAGCACCTACATCAAGAGCTGCTTGAGGCAATGCCGCAGCATATGCTTTAGCTCGACTAACATCAATAGGACGCCCTGCTTTAATATCTTCTTGTGCTTGACGTTCAATATTAGATCCAGCAGCTGAAAGGAATGGAGACACTGCAGCACCAATTAATGCACCTGGCACACCGCCTACCATAGCACCTAATCTAGCACCGCCTAACATAGTACCAATGAATGGGGCTTGTTCTGCTATGCCCGCAGGGAGTTGTGAGATAGCTTCTTTTGCGGCAGGGAGTAAACCTTTTTGTTCGTAGATGCGTTTAATTTCATCTAGACTTGCAGCAGGTTTTTCTTTAATAGCTTCTTGACGAGCAATACCTTTTTGAGCTGCTTCTTCACCACCAATAAACGGAGCTTCTATACCTGTACGTATAGACTCTACTAGGCGTTTAGTTCCGCCTTTTAAAGCTTCACCTATACCCGCAGTTTGGGGTTGAGCTTCTATTTGTAACTGTTGTTGGACAGCTTGGTATACTTGGGTATCAGTTAATTCCGAGGGAGAGTCAATGTTAAACGAACCTTGACCCGGAATATCTATTTTATATGAAGGCATTTTTATTGAGTTCTTGTTACCTTAACGCCGGATGGAATTGCTGAATTTATTGAAGCATCACTACTACCAGACATAATTGAGTCAATCTTAGCTTGAATTTCTGCCCTCTTAGTAGGATCAAATGTAGTTTTAAGCTCGTCACTAAGAGTTTTTAATGTAGCGATATCAACTTTATTTCCGTATCCTTTAATATCATCGAGCGCTTTAGAAAGATCAAACACAGCTTTACCATCTTTCTTAGTATAATATTTAGTATCTTTTCTAGCTTCATTAAGCAACATGCCCATATCAGTAGGTTTGGATGCAGCGATATTAGCAGCTTGAAGTTGAATGTTACCTGAATATTCCAATTTTTTATAGTCTTGCATAAGAGCTTCTCGTTCGCTAATCTTTTTCATTGCGCCTTCAGCGTCACCACGTTGTTGTAGGTACTGAGCTTCAGCAAGTTTTTGATCCGCTTGTTTAAGAAGTCTTTGTTCTGCTTTAATATCTTTAACATCTTTACCATATTGTTCAGCACCTTGAACGGCACCTTCAGCAAGATTTTGTAAAGCAAATGGAGATTTACCAGCAGCTGCACCAAAACCTGCTCGGGCTAATGCCATCCAGCCAGCTTGTTCTCTATCCGCTTTTAATGCTTCTCTATCTGTTTTATTAAGTTCAGCTTGTTTCTCATAAAAATCTGTAGGTACACCAGCTAATTCCATAGCTCTCTTGCGGTCTTCCATAGCTTTATCTATAGTAAGCGCTTCAGGAATATTTAATTTGGGAGGAGCATAACCTACTTGACTTTTAGAAGCAGCCGGAAGATCTGATGCCCTAACTGTATTATCTACTCCGGGAACAGGAGGATTAGCATTAGCGATTGCAACTTCTTTATCAGTTAGCATTGGGCTTACTTCCGGAATATATCCGCCTTTAGGACCAAATAAGTCTCTACGCCTTACATTTTCTTCAACTGCAATTTGTCCACGTCTAGCTTTTTCTTTAGCAATGGCGCGTTTTTGTTTTTCCCACCAAGATAAATTTTCTTCAGGCTCTTCATAAAGGGACGGATTAACATAAGAACCTTCTGGTCCATTACCAGCAAACGCAACGATACCACCTGTTGCATAATTCTCTTCATTGAACATTTGATTATCCATACTTAAATCAGCTAGTCCACCTTGTGCCATTTGTTGCACAGGCATTTCAGGTTGTGGAGCCATAGCTTGTTGCATAGGTTGACCTTCTGGTAAAGCAGCAATACCTGGTTGTGGTTCAGATTCTTGAACTAAATCTTCTGCAACTGATTTTTCTTCTGGTTTATTTGCTTGATACGAAGCACGCATTTCTTTTCTACGTTGCAATTCACTCAATGCTAAATAAGTAGGTACTTGACCACTAGGATTTTGAACATAGCCTACCAACGCATGGTCAGGGGCACCTTTAAGCATATCTTGTATTTTTAAAAGATTCATACTTTATCCTTATCCTAAAGCTTTAGAGAGACCAAGCGCGCCTAAACCAATTCCACCAAGTTGTGATATACCGGAAGGTTGAGGAGCATAGTTGACTTGTGTTTGTGCCAAACCAGCTGTACCGTGTAACATAGCATTGTAAAACTCGAGTTGTTTCTTTTCCCAGTCGCGTTGTTCCATTGCTGTTTGATATTGAAGATCATCAATTTTTTGTTGTAGTGCTTGTTTCTCACCTTCGCTTGCAGCCTGTGTTTTAAGTCTTTCAAGATTAGATGTTTGTTGCGCTGCTGCTGTAACTGCTTGTTGATGTGAAGCTTCAAGACCTGCAGTAAGTCCACCAAGACCTGTTTGACCTGCAAGCTGTGCTGCACCTTGTTGCGCTTGTTGATTAGCTTGTTGTGCTTGTAATTGCCTTGCAGCATCTGCATTAAACTGTTGTTGAGCAGATTGAAATCCAGCTTGACTTCCTTTAGCTTGAATGTCGGCTAAATTTTGTTGTAAGTTTCTTTCTTGTTCGGCTTGCATTAAAGTATTTCTAGCGCCACCGAATGTACCACGCTTAATAGCACCTAATGCACCTTCTGATTTAGCGATGTCACCTTGACGACGACCTTCTCTTAACGCAATATCTGTAACATTTTGTTGATACGGATCACCATAATAAGATGCCATACCAGGAGTAAAAGTACCTCCATAAACTGAAGTAGGCGTATAACCCAATGCTTTTGATAAGCCAGCTCCTGCTGTTCCATAACCTAAACCTGAACCCATACCTAAACCAGTATTAGCAGTTGCAAAACCGCCTGGTTGTGTAAGACCTGCAATTTCACTTTGAACGCCAACTTGACCTGGAGTAAATCCCGCAACTCTTTCGCCTGTATAAGTAGGCATTCCTTTAACACCTGTAACAGCGCCTGATGCATCTGTATTAAATACATTCTTAGCTGACTCAACCATAGCCTGTTCATAGAACGGCTTAGCGTATTCAGGAATATTAGAAGTATAAGTAGTACCTGTAGAAGTTTGTGAACCTCCACCTCCACCGCCAAAATTAAGTGTGAAGTAGCCTACTAATTTATCTACCCAGTTAAACATATTAATCATATTTTTTTCTCCACGACGTGCGTTACAATGTCAAATCCCATTTTCATTTTATATAATCTTGCTTGTGCATCTTTTGCAAATGCTCTAATTTTAGTTGCGCCTTGAGATCTAGCCCAATCTTCATATTGCTTAGTAGTATCTTCATCAAATAAATCTTTACCACCTATCGCTGATGTATATGCTACTCTATGATTTGGGTAATTAATAAGCTCTACTGCTAACGCGCCAATAATCTGTTCATTTTCAACAACCACAAATAAAACTTGTTTACCTTCAACGAGCAACATTTTTAACTGGTCAACATTGTAATCGTCTGTACCAGCTAGCATAGCTCTATCAAAAAACGGTTCTATCTTATCCCATATTTGATACATATAGTCGGGATTAACTATGTGTAGTTGTTTCATGCAGGCATGTATTTATTAGGGTTGATTTCTTTACCTTGTTTAGTATGACCCGTTCTTGCTTTTCTTACTTTATCTAGCATTGAATATAGTCTTTGCGAGCCTGCTTTAGAAGAACCATTACCTAAATGACTTACCACATCTGCAGGAATTACAAATTCACCGTCCGCTAAACGAGCAGGTTGTTTTCCTTCTATTGTACCAGGAATTGAATCACTCATACCATCGCCAGCACCATCTAAATAACCACCCTTAGCTGCTTCTAATTCAAATATTCCACCATCTGCGAAAGCAATTGGACCACCAGCAGCATAGAATGTATCTTGTGCTTTTGCAATAGAACCCTGTGCTGCTAAATTAGCTAGTCTACCAATACCATAACCGTCTTTACTTAATGCTGCGCCAGTTGTATTATCATTAGACCCATACAAATCTTGTAAACCCCCTGAAGCTATAGTGCTTTGATTTGAACCTATAGTACCACCTGTAGCAAGTCTTAAACCAGGAGATGCTTGTAATAAATTAAGTTTGCCTGTAATTGGATCTCTGTATTTGTTTTCTTCTGCCTTACGTTTTTCTTCTTCCGCAGCCATGTCGAACGGTTCAGGTTGCATAGCAGATAAAGCTGGAAGACCAAAAGTAGTTGCTAATTGCATACCAGATCCACCTACAGCAGGGGATGTAAACTTATTATAAGTATCAAAAGGGTTTTTAGCAAAATCACCTAAACCTGATGCTACGTTACCTAAATTCGTACCTGCGCTACCTAATAAATTAGATACACCAGAATTTGCAGCTAATGCTTGATTTGGAACACCTGTTCGTACTACGTCTCCTACTACGCCTGGAGCAGAGTATAACTCAGTAGAAGCGCCTTGTGGAATTGCATCCATACCGGCTGATTTAATTTGCTCTACTACATTACCTGCAGAATCTTTTAATGCAGTAGTACCCATATCAGCTGTTGGGGTCATACCCGCCATATTATTAAATGCTTTAGATAAACCCTGTGCACCATAACCACTTATGCCACCCATCAAACCGCCCATTAAAGGATCTTGACCTTTAGCACCTGCTACCGCAGCACCCGTTGCCATACCGCCAATAATCGGAGCCATTGCTATATTAGTCGCAGCATTTGTTGCCGCAGTCGTTGCCACATTAGCAGCCATAGTTTCAGGAAGAGTAGTTAAAGAAGCGCCACCTGTTTCAGGAGCTAACGCAATAGCTACAGCAGTGGGTAATAAATTAGATAAAAAGTCACCAAAATCAAAAGCTTCAGGCATACCTGTATGAGGATTAGTATGTAGTTTATGACCTGTCATTTTACCTAATCGCTGTAAACCCGCTACTTCAGAGGGGCTAACATGCATAAGCATAGAGTCGCCATGTCTACCTAGGGAAGCTAAGCCTTTAGCTAGTTGATGTGTTGCCATAAAAAGTCCTTTTTAAGATAGTGTAATATTAACATGATTTATACAGCTTCACCACCAGAAATGGTAATTGTAGCACCGGTTGCAGAAGCTTTAACTTGTATGGTATCTCCAGCATTCATAATTTGAACACCTTGCCATCTATATAAGTCACTACCAAAGAGTGTTAAGTTATATATTAACGCATTTTCTGGTCCTGCTGAATCTAAGCTAGGTACTAAACAAACAGTTACAGTGCAAGATATTCCGGTGGTATTACATATATTAATGTCTTTGACATAGGTTCTTGAAGTTGCAGGCGTAGTATAAATAGTAGTATACCCCGTTGTAATTTCAGCTTGACCTAATTGTATGCCTGTTATATTTTGATATGCCATTTATAATCCTAACCAAATCATAGTATTAAGACTGTTAACTGCTTGTTGTGTTTGTGCATTAGCTGCATCGACTGTATTAAAGTAAACACGAAGTTGAGCATTATATAAGTCAAAGTGTATTTGAGAAAACTGTGTAGGGGTTAACGCTAACGCAGGTGCTTTTACAGTGGTAATATAATTTGCCATATTAGTTCCTCATTCCGTCTGGACGCGCATCAACTCTAGGCATACCAAGTTGCCACTGAGTTCCCACATCGTTTGATTCAATTCTAAAGCTCATCTGACGACCACGACATCTTACAAATACTTGGTTTGTATATTGATCCACTGTGGCTGTTGAAGTGACTATGTTACGAGCGGTTGTAACACCCGATGCATTTGTAGTAGCTGATGCAGCACCTGGGAAGTTTTGAACGCCTACAGTAATTGTAGCTTGAATAGTATTAATAGCCCCTGTGACAGGATTAGTTTGTTGAGATTGTGAAAAGTTAATGTCTGGAATAATACGACGTACTAACATATATTTATCACCGTCATCAATATCCACAGTGGCAGACTGAATATGAGCGGCTATTGGTAATGGAGGAGCCCCTAAAGGTTGACCATCATCTACACCTGTTTCATGATTGTATACCCAGCCATCGCCAATTAGATCATGAGCTACAGCAAGAGGATTAGTGAAGTCACCTGAATCAATCCAAGCGGTTCTACTTAAATCACCATAATACCAAATACTTTCTGAATAGTTATAAATAACATATCGATCAATCTCATTAGATGCTGCTGAACAATAGAACCAAATGATTTCATTAAACTGGTTATTAGTACCTGCAAAGAATATTTGTTGTTGCTGATTATTAATGTCGGCAAATATGTACTGACGTATAGTACAAGGTAATGTATCAACACGACCAGAGTATGTATAGAACTTATCTCGTCCCATCCAGTAAACGACGTTGTTAATACCTGTCACAGCATTAGGACCTGCAATCGATATGTTATGTGATAACTCTTGTAAGCCAAATACTTCAGCCGTACCTAAGAACTGCATAGAAGTTACAGATGTATCAGTAAAGATTAACATCTCTTGTCTTGAATTAATTGCAGAAATAATACGTGAGCCTGATTGTATTCTTAAGAACCCAGCGGTATTAGTGACTTCAGGTTTCCAGTTTTCAGGTTCTGGACCAATAGTTGCATCCACGTTAGCCCAACGAATAAGTAGTGCATCATAAGTACCTAAGTAATCTGGACCTGAACCCGCTGCATCATAATTAGTACAACCAAGTGCCACGTAGTGACCTGATGACGCAAATAAAGAATAAGTAACTTGTTGAGGAACGGCAACAGCGCCTCCGATAGAACTTAGTAAAACAGCGCGAGTTGTAAATGAAGGATCGTAAGCCCAGTAATAAAGATCAGAACCAATAATGTTAAATACTAAATCTTCATTAAAGTTATCAAAGAATTCTTGTCTAGCAAAGAAGTTAATAGGGATAGTAGAACCTGAACCCCAAGCACCACGAGACCAACCCCCTGCACCCCAACCATAACCTAAAGTCGTGTTAGCATAACCAATATTAATTTGGAACTCAGCGGTAATGTTTGTATTACCTGATGATACGGCAGTAGATGATGCAGTTGTAGCTACAGTAATAAATGGAGTTCCACCTATTAAAGTTATTTGGAATTCGTTATTAAAGTCTGCTGCGGGTACACCGCCTATAGGATTAGTGACACCACTAAATGTAACCCATTCACCGTCGTCAATACCGGTAGTAATATTTAAGATTTCAACTAAGTTAGAACCCGCTGTTGTTGCAAAACAATCGTCACTTGAAGGACTTGTTGAATGAGTGTATGTAACTCTTAACGGAGTAATATCGTAGAGTTCAGTACCAGAATTAATATATATTTTTTCATTAGTACCTACTGCTACCAAACGGCTACCATCATAAGTAGTCCATGTAAATAAACTGCGAGCAGATCCTACATAAGATTCAAAAGTCTTTACAGTCCAGCCACCAAGCTTTTCAGGAAAGCCTGAACGGAAGCGAACTTTATCCATCTCATACCAACCGCCTTCTGAGGCATAATCAGTTTGATCTCGGTTAACTCCTGGTTTAAAGACTAGTTTACTTAATGGCATTATTTACTTTCAAAGAGTGCTTTCTCATCTAGCCTACGAGTTTGTAGACCTTTGAGTATTTTACCACCTGCGCGACAATATTTAACTAACGATTCCATAGCCGTCTTTTTATCGCCGCGTAGAAGCGCTTGACGGAGTGTTGATCGCTGAAATGTACCCAAGCCAAGGTTAAAGGCAAAAGATACAAGGCAATCAAATTCACATTGTCTAAGAGGCACGTTAGGTAACATCTTAGATATTCCCAGCTCGAAGCGACGTAAGTCGGATTTAAGAAGTCCATCTATTTCAACTTCCGTAAAAGTTCTGTTCCAAGAATCAGGCAACAATTTGCCATCCCCGATAAGATGACCAACACCAACAGTCCACAAGTTTGCAGGACAACGATAGGGACGACTACGCACACCCTCGTGATGTTTGATAAGAGCGATGCCAGCTTTTGATACATTCACTTATTTCTTTTCCCAAGTCCTAGCACCAAAGTAGAAACCAATAATAGAACCTACAATAGCCATCTCATCATCAGAAAATATAATGTCCATAGACTCACGACTAAAGCCTGCAGATTTAATAGCCCAAATAAAGCCACCAATATCTACAAATAAAAGTAATGCTACAAAAGTGAAAGCAACAATAGGGCGGACACTTGCGTTAAGAGTTCTAACCCAGGGTGCTGCATCGTGAACCAGTTTTGCATCGTGTTCATATAGTGCTTGACGTTCTTGTGCGAATGTTTCTGCATAAGTACCCTCCAATTCAATAGCTGCTATTTTTTCTTGAGATTGAAAACCTTTTTGAGCCATAAGTAGAGCTTGTTCATTTTGCAACTTAGCCATTTCACGTTCATGTGATTGGTCTCCTTTTTGTTGAAAGAACCCTAGTATGCTAGGTAAACCTGCAGTAGCAAAACCTAGTATGGATGAGAGGATGCTAAACATTATTTAAATCCTTTTGATTTTTCATGTTCTTCTAATAACCTAATACGAATAGATAGTTCTGCTATTTGACCTTTAAGTTCTTCTTTAAGTCTTGCTCTAGCTTCAGCTGATATAGGGCTATCAGTAGGTACACCTTGTTCTGTAATAAGATTAGGCATTTTAGATTTAATAGTAATTAAGTCTGCCTGAATAGTAGTCATTGAAGTAAGTAACCAAGCAATAGCCGAGACTATCACTGGGAATAACATGCTCGTTATTTTTTCCATATTCATGGTGTACCCCTAATTATAGAGCTGGTGCTTCAACCCAAGATGTTGTTGCTTCATCCCATGTATAACGTTTGTCATCTGTAGGCATTGCTACAGGAGCTTCCCAAGTCCAATTAGGTGCTGAGATTTTCCAGCTAGGAAATGGTTGTGCAGGATAAAAAACGTCGTTAGTACGGTCATAAGTATAACCAATACCAGCGTAGTTACCACGTAATGGTGTACCACCTAATTTGTGAACGCCGCCTTGAGTGTTGTACGATGTTTGAATCCATTCACCTGGTGTAGAATCTACGTAGGTATCAAAGAATTCTTTTTCAGCAACGATAACTTGCGTTACCTTACCGTCTGTTACTTTTGCAAAATGTGACATTTGTTTCTCCTTGTTAAAAAATTGTTAAGCTGTGTATGTACCTGAACCTGTGGTAGCAAACGTAATTATAGTATTACTTCCTGATGTTGTCACTGTTGGCGAACCTGTAGTTGTACCAGTATAGTTTGCAGTTGGTACGGATAGAATAACTACACCTGAACCCCCTGCGCCTCCGCCTCTACTAGGACTTCCATTTGCGCGAGAACCGCCACCGCCACCGCCAGTATTAGCTGTTGCTGATGGTGCTGTACCCTGTGGACCATTTGCTCCATTAGCGCCTCCTCCAGAGCCTCCAGTTCCACCTGTTGCGTTCCATGAACCTCCACCTCCACCGCCAGCATAAGTTGCAGGAGTACCAGTAATTGATGATGCAGTACCATTACCCCCAGCACCGCCATTACTAGGGTCACCAGGTACTCCAGCAGTGCCAGCAGCACTTGCACCGCCACCACCCCCACCTGAACCATAGCCACCACCACCACTGTTACCTGCTGCACCAGTGTTACCCTGACCAGGAGTTCCAGCGCTACCGGCATTGCCACCTGGATTACCATTTGGTTGTCCGCTACCTCCGCCCCCAGAACCTCCAGGATTTGAGGCATAACCTTCTGAGCCTCCACCTCCGCCACCTGTAGCTGTAATAGCACTAAAGACGGAGTTGCTACCATTAGCCCCTGCAGATCCTCCTACTGGACCAGCACCAGCACCGCCCCCGCCTACTGTTATGCTATATGAAGTGCCTGAAGTTAGCGTCTGTGTACCTGTTAAAAATCCTCCCGCACCACCACCGCCACCGCCATGTGATCCACCACCACCTGCACCAGCAGCTACTACTAAATAAGAGGCGGTATAACTAGAGTAATTAGAATTTATACTTATCCATGAGGTACCATTATAAAATTCAAATGCATTTAATGATGTATTATAACCTGAATAACCTTGTGAAGGGCTCGCAGGTCTGTTTGCAGTTGTCCATGATCCTGTAGTTGTCCAGGCAGTGCCATTATATGTTTCGTAAGAATTAAGGGCTGTGTTATAGCCAGTTTGACCTGTTGCAGGTGAAGTTGGACGACTTGTAGTTGTCCAAGTTACATTGTTAATTCCTGAAGTTCCATTAAATACTATTGACATTTATATAATCCCTATCCCGTATATGTACCTGAACCCGCAGTGGTCCACTTAATAATCGTATTAGAACCTGATGTAGTAATTGTAGGTGAACCTGTTGTTGTGCCAGAGTAATTAGCTGTGGGAACAGAAAGTATAACTACACCAGAACCACCAGCACCGCCATTAGAAGATACTGTTCCACCACCACCTCCACCTCCAGTATTTGCAGGACTGCTCTGACCAGGATTTCCTCCGTTTGCGCCACCACCGGTACCACCTGTTCCACTTCCTGGTGATGAACTAGAAGGATACCCACCGCCTCCCCCGCCTCCCCCTGCGTAAGTAGCTGGGGTTCCAGTAATACTTGAAGCTGAGCCATTTCCACCATTTCCATTTTGTGAAGGTGAAGCTTGTGTTCCAGCCGCTCCAGCTCCGCCACCACCACCTCCAGCTTCATTTACAGTTGAATTGGCACCATTATTTCCTTGCCCAGGAGTACCTGACCCTGCAGGACCTGTTCCTCTAACACCACCCCCAGAACCACCATTTCCAGAGCCTCCATTACCGCCACCTACCGCGGTTGTAATACCAGTAAATGTTGATTGCGATCCAGCTGTTCCCCCTCCTGATGTTCCCCCTGCTCCACCAGCACCCACTACAGCTGTATAAACAGTTCCAGGAGATATAGAAGTTGTTCCAGCCAATAAACCACCAGCACCGCCACCGCCACCTAAATCTTTAGCACCACCACCACCACCAGCAACTATTAAATAAGACGCGGAGTATGTGAGCTTTGAATTAGTAATAGTGATCCAAGTACTTCCATTATAAAATTCAAATCCACTAGTTGTTGAATTATATCCTGAGTATCCAGAAGCTGGACTAGAAGGTCTTGTTGCAGTCGTCCATGATCCTGTCGGTGACCATGCAGTACCATTATATGTTTCGTAAGAATTAAGTGTAGTATTCCACCCTGTTTGACCTGTTGCAGGTGAAGTTGGACGAGTTGCAGTTGTCCATGATGCATTAGTTATACCGTTTGTTCCATTTAATATTATTGGCATTTATTAACCTTAAGCTGTGTAAGTTCCTGAACCAGCAGTGGTCCATTTAATAATCGTATTTGCTCCACTAGTTGTTACTGTTGGGCTGCCTGTAGTAGTGCCTGTATATTTGGATGTTGGTACTGAAAGAATAACTACACCAGAACCGCCGGCACCTCCAACTTTTAATGCAGGGAAGTAAGTACATCCGCCTCCTCCACCGCCACCTGTATTTGCAATTCCAGCAGTTCCGTCAGCATTGCCTGGTCCATTACCGCCTGAAACACCTGGAGTACCTGGACCGCCTAAACCTGGAGTACTAGGAGCTGCTCCCGCGCCACCACCACCACCACCAGCATAAAAAGCAGGGGTTCCTGTAATAGAGTTAGCAGTGGCATTACCTCCGTTACCAACAGTACCAGGGGTTACTCCAGCAGATGCAGATCCACCTCCACCACCTCCACCAGCTCCTCCGCCTGGATTAGCCCCATTACTACCCGAATTTCCTTGTCCCGGGGTTCCAGCTGCTCCCGATTGATTATTACCTCCACCACCGCCGCCAGACCCACCAGATCCTCCAGCATTTGCATATCCACCGCCGTATCCACCGCCAGATGCTGTTATTGTAGTAAAACCTGATCCACTAATTGTAGAGGCTGTTCCTACGTTTCCATTTCCACCAGTTGTTCCTGCAGCACCGCCGCCACCTACTACAGCTGTATAAACAACTCCTATAGTTAAAGATGTAGTACCAGTTAAATATCCTCCCGCGCCACCGCCGCCGCCAGATCTAAATGCGCCACTAGTTGCTGAGTCACCTGATCCACCAGCAGCACCACCGGCTACAACTAAATAACTAGCAGTAACAGGAGCAAGGATACTAGAATCAACTCCAATCCAAGTACTTCCATTGTAAAATTCAAAAGCTAAAAGTGTAGTGTTAAATCCACTAAATCCAGCTACGGGTGTGACAGGTCTATTTGCTGTTGTCCATGATGAGATTGTAGCCCAGCCTGTACCATTATATTGTTCAAACGCATTTAACGATGTATTAAAGCCTACTTGTCCAGCACTAGGTGTGGCAGGGCGACCTGCTGTAGTCCAGCCAGCTTGGGTAATACCTTTAAGCGAGTCTATTACAATAGCCATTAAGCAGTTTTCCTAACTCTTGATTTTTTATTTAGCTTTGCTTGTTCCATAAACTCTATAAATTCTTTAATGGTTTGGTGACGAATATATTCATCTCGTATTTCTTGTGATGACGGCGCTGGTTCTGTGTTTGATTCATCCCACGATACGATTTCAAAAGTACCTCCAGAGGCTGATAAGCCGTAAAGTGCACCTGGTCTTAATGACTTCATCACAATGTCAATACCAAATTGAAAACCTTGTTCGTTACTAAATTCTTTTATAAGTTCTTCTATAGTCATTTTAGCCATATTATATCCTATGCTGTGTAAGTTCCACTACCTGCGGTAGTCCATTTAATTATAGTATTACTTCCTGATGTAGTTATTGTAGGGCTTCCTGTAGTTGTACCTGAATATGATGCAGTGGGAACGCTTATAATAACAACGCCTGATCCACCAGCGCCGCTAGTTCCTGATCTTGAATTACCTCCGCCACCACCTCCTGTATTAGCAGTACCTGAAGTAGCTGTTCCACCTACGGCACCTGCACCGCCGCCACCTGAGCCTCCAGCACCACCTGATCCTGAGTTGTTACCCCCTGCACCGCCCCCTCCGCCAGCATAAGTTACTGAAGCTCCAGTTATAGAAGATGCTGTTCCAGCACCGCCTGTTGCTCCATTTGCATTTGTAGCATTATTACCTACAGCACTAGATCCACCGCCGCCACCGCCACCAGCATTTCCACCACCACCATCTGCATATCCACTTCCTCCAGCAAAACCTTGTCCAGGTGTTCCTGCTCCTCCATCTCTAAAATCATATCCAGACCCGCCGCCGCCTGACCCTCCTGATTTTGCAATCCGAGGTGTGGCATTACCACCACCGCCGCCGCCGCCGCCTGTTGCGGAGACTGTATCAAATTGACTGCTGCTACCATTGTTACCACTAGAACTACTAGAAACCGCTGATCCACCGCCACCTACTACAGCTGTATAAACAGTTCCAATATTTAAAGATGTAGTTCCTGTTATATAACCTCCAGCTCCACCACCACCTCCAGTTTCCCATAGTCCAGAAGCTGCTGTTCCTCCCGATGCGCCACCAGCTACAACTAAATAAGAAGCAGTATAAGCTCTTGTAAAAGGAGGATTACCACCATAAACGTTGCTTGTAGATAACCAACCTTGTGTTGAATCGATATAGGTAAATGTAATGCCTTGTCTATTTGTATTCATACTCGCATTACCTGTTAGTCCATTTATTTTTCCGCCGTTAGGGCTTACAGTTATATTATTAGTCGCACTTGTTCCTGCATAGTCAACAATGACTACAAACTGACCACGAGAAGGTGTTGCGGGTAGGGTTACTGTAAACGCTGCATTTGCTGTATTACAAAAATAACCGCCATAGGCTACCGCTGTGAACCCTGCTGTTTTGACTGTTGTGTCCCATGCGATTTGACCATTTAGGTACGATGTTGACGCTGATGTATAAAGTGTACCTGTTTCAGCTGGGAACGTGATTGTGTTTGTCCCTGCAACAGCAGGAGCTTTAACTGTAACCTGACCTGACGCGTCACCGTAAACAATGAAAGAAGCCATTATGCTGTGTAAGTTCCTGAACCAGATGTATATTTAATAATTGTGTTTGCACCTGATGTTGTAATTGTAGGTGAACCTGTTGTCGTACCAGAATAATTAGCTGTGGGAACAGAAAGTATGACTACGCCTGAACCACCTGAACTTGTACTAGGTCCAGTTGTGCCTATACCACCACCGCCACCGCCAGTATTAACAACTCCATTATTAGCAGCCGCAAGAGGTGTACTTGGTCCTGGTGAGCCGTTACCACCAGAAACTCCTGGTGTTCCTGGACCTCCTAAACCGCCAGCAGAATCAGCATTAGCTCCGCCGCCGCCACCATATATTACTGAGGATCCTGTAATAGAGGAAGCTAGCCCTGCACCACCTGCACCACCAATTGTACCAGATGTTCCGTTTCCTCCAACAGCGCCAGCTCCACCGCCACCACCGGCAGCCCATAATGGACCTGCACCAGTACCTCCGCCATTACCTTGACCTGGAGTACCTGCTGCACCTGGTGCTGGTGTAGAACCATTTTCACCTGAACCACCACCGCCACCAGAACCTCCTGATACAGCTGCTCCTTGATTAAATCCTGTACCACCACCTCCGCCTAAAGCAGTAGTAACCCCTGGGAATGTAGAATTAGATCCGCTTGATCCTTTATTCCCTGCTGGTGTTTGAGCCTGACCTGCTGCACCTCCACCTACCACAGCAGTATAAACAGTATTGGGATTTAAGGTTATTGTTCCTGATACTACACCCCCAGCACCTCCACCTCCACCAACTCTTGAACCACCACCGCCACCGCCAGCTACTACTAAATAAGAAGCTGTATAAGGTTGAGGTAAAGGAGAAGTTGTAGAATAAACATCAGCATAAGCTAACCAGCCTTGAGTACTATCTACATAAACTAAATTAATAGCTTCACGATTTACTGAAATTAAAGCATTAGCAGTACCGCCATTTATTTTTAAGCCGTTTGGATTGATCGTTATATTATTTGTAGCCGCTGTTCCTGCGTAGTCTACTATAGAAATTAAGTTACCTGCAGTTGGGCTTGCTGGTAATGTCACGGTGAGAGCACCGCTTGTTGTGTTCATTGGGTAACCTGTACCTGCTACCGCTGGGCTTACACTCGTTGTTTGTACTGTTGTCCAGTTGATTGTATTAGGTACACCTGATGTTGACGCTGTAGTAATCGCAGTACCGGTAGACGCTGGAAGCGTTATAGTATTTGTACCAGCGGTAGCTGGCACTGTTAACGTTATGGTTCCTGAGGTATCTCCGCCTAAAATGAGTGAGGACATTATTTACTCTCCAAAGCTTCTATTCTTGATTTTAATTCGTTGATAATGGTTTGTTGTTCTTGTATGGCTTTTGTTAAAAGTGAAACCATATTTGCATAAGCCAAAGCATCTGGACTACCGTCTTCTGAATATTGCACAAATTCAGTTAATCCAGCTTCGTGAACTTCTTCTGCAATTAAACCACCAAATATTGTGCCTGATTCATCATTTTTACTTGTAAACGTAACAGGGCGAAGTTTTAATACATCACTTAAACCGTGTGTTGCATCTTGTACATTTTGTTTATATTTTAATGACGATGTTGAACGTTGAAATTGTCCGCTGGAATTTATAAATGTATTAGCCGCTGAACCAGTTGTATAGTTATATGGAGAGTTTGTAGCTGTTCCAGTTTCAATCAAACCGTCATCTCGCACTTTTAAAAGTTGTGTTGATGAACTGTTCATACACCATAACGCAAATGAAGATGCGTTGTTATTTGACGATTGTGATGTTATTCTTGCATTAGCTGTTGTAGTTCCTACCAACACATTATTAGCCGTATCAATTTGCATCGCCAAAGCATTGTTCGTATAAAAACTCAAAGGTAAATAAGTACCAGACCCATTTATACCAGAAATAATTTGTGTATCTGTTGTGCCGTTTGTAGCCATGACAATCTTAGATGCATTAGTAAGACTTGAGTTATTAGCGACTGAAACACCGGCAGATGTAGATGAGCCGTTAGGAGCTATGTACACGTTAGTCGTGGCATTAGTTGTTGTGGTTTGTAACTTAGTACGATTGTTTAACGTGGCGTTATCAAAGTCACCTTGTATTAAGTTATTATTAGAATCTAGAATAATTTGTGCCATTTACTTCTCCTATAATATGACCCAACGCTGATCTGTTGGAACTGTCACGGTAATACCTGAATCGATTGTTATGGGTCCTGTAGACATTGCGTTTCTTGCTGTTGTTAAAGTGTAATCTGCTGTTACTGTTAATTCGTTTTCGTAGAATACTTGGTCACCACCACCGCCTGTAGCACCACCACCAATTGCACCCCAAGCACCATTTGAGTATCCTTCAAAAGTACCTTCAGTACTATTATAACGAACCATACCTGTAACTGGGGTTGGTCTTTCTCCTGTTGTACCATTAGGTAACGTAATACTACCTGTACCATTAAAGTTTAAGTTGTTAGGTACGTTTGCTGTGTTAGCATTAAGTGTTATTGTATCAGATGAAGCATTACCAAGTGTAGTGTTTCCATTAACGGCTAAGTCAGCAGATAAAGTTGTATTTCCTGCGACACCTAAAGTACCAGAAGCTGCTAATGTAGTAAACGCACCTGCTGCTGCAGTACTTCCACCGATGGCTGTATTATTAATCGTACCGCCTGTGATTGTAGCTGAACTTGTAACAATAGTGCCTGTAACATAAGTAAGAGGATTAACAACGTTAGTGCCGTTATTAAAGACTAACATTGCTGTACCAGCAGGGACTGCAGTACCTGTACCTGATGTATTTTTTACTGTAACAGCGTCTGCTAAACCATTGTTAATTAGGTAGAATTTCTCAATTTGACAGCCTGAACCTAAGATAAGGTTACGAGCACCACCTGAAGTACCTGTGAGATTAAGTCTTAAGTTACGAGCAGTTTGAGCTCCATTAGTATTAGTAAGTGTTAGGGTTACATCGGCACTTGAGAAGGCAACATCAGCAGAACCTGTAATAGCTTCACTTAATGCCGTACTTAAATTGGTATTCGTAGTGGTGCCCCAGGTACCTGATTGCTCACCCGTTCCAATAAGTTCTATCTTTAAATCACTATAGGTACTTGCCATAAAAAATCCTTTTTATATTTCTGTATTATACATTAAACACATGGTACAGTAGTAGGTATTGAGCCCCAATTTGCGGTTTGAGCAGTATTAACATCAACCCAGCTAGCTGTTTGAGAATCATCTATTACAAACCAACCCGCAACGCAAACCATATCCATGATAGTTATTAGTTCAGCTACTGTTGGGTTAAAATTGCCTACCGCTACATATGTATCTGTAAATCCTGTTGTATCAGTTACTGTTGCGTAGACCATGCGAATACCACTATAAACATCTGTTAGGTCTACTGTTTCATCTACATCAGCGTAGAAACCAAAGCCACCTACATATTCATCAGATAAAGCAAACGCTTCAGTTATTGAATCAAAGTAATCTGCATTACCAATATATTCGTCAGCTAAAGTCGTACTTTCATCAACTGCGCCTACGAAGTCAGCTTGTGCTGCTTCTGTATCTGTTAAGGTAACTGTTTCTTCAGTTAAACCAGCAAACTCTACTTGTCCTTCTTCGGTCGTAGTTAAATAAACAAGTTCTTCGTCTAAGCCTACAAATGTAGCTCCAGCATTTTCAGTTGTAGTTAACGTAGCAGCTTCTTCGCGGTCTGCTAAAAATGTAACGATTGAAGATACTGCTTCGCTTATACTAAATGTTTCAGCAAGTGATGCACTTGTATTCCATGCACCTAATTCTTCTGTAGTAAGTGCTAAACTTTCATCGTTAGCAGCGCTTGAATCTAAATTACCTGTATAGTCGTCTGCTAAATCAAATGTTTCATCAGTATTTAAATAGTAATTAAATTGGTTTGGTACATCATCAGTTAATGCAATAGTGTCATCAACTATCCCAGCATAATCTATTTTTGATATAGCATACACATCACTTAAGCTAAAGCTCTCATCCGTAGCTACATCATATTTTGTACCACCTAATGAAGCGAACGGAGCTTGGGCAAAGGTCGATAGCCCAAACATGTTATAACACTACCCACCTAGATCCAGTAGGTACAGTCACAGCAACTCCACTACTTATAGTCATAGGACCTGTACTTGTAGCGCTTGATCCACTTGGAATACTATAACTTGCGCTTACTGTATTACTATTTACAACTAGACCATTTGATGCCACAGTTTGTGGCGCTGTTAAAGAACCAGTAGTTGGCACAAAAGTAAACTTACTACTTGTAACGCTGATACCTGATATAGAACCTGATGTAGCACTTGTAAATGTTGGGTATAACGCTGTAGCAGTAGAAGTATCATTAGTTACAGTGAGACCGGCACTTACTGTTTGGAATGTAGGTAATGCACCTGCACCATTAGATGTTAATACTTGACCACTTGTGCCTATCGCAGCTACTGATTGAACAGCGCCTGTAGAAGTTGTACCGCCAGTTAAAACACCATATGCAGTAAATGATGTAGAACCTGTACCACCATTAGCTACTGGAAGTGTACCTGATACATGTGTAGTTAAACCAATCTTACCCCATGAAGGTGCTGTAGTAACACCGCCTGAAATTAAAGCATTACCTGTTGCTACATCTGCTAATGCCGCTAATGTGTTTGTAGCTGAGGCATAAATAATATCACCGGTAGTATAAGCAGATAGTCCTGTACCACCTGATGTAGGACCTAAAGTCCCTGCTAATGTTACAGCACCTGCTGTAGCTGTACTTGGTGTTAATCCGTTAAGTGAAGTTTGGAATGTTGTAACTGCGCCTGTGGATGGTACTGAACCCCATGTTGGAGCGCCACTTGTATTAGCTAAAAGAACTTGTCCTGTAGTACCAGCTCCTGTTACACCTAATGCAGAAGTGCCATTACCATATAAAATACCATTAGCTGTAAACGTACTAGCTGCTGTACCACCTGCTGTAACAGGTAAAGTACCGCTAGTTAAAGACGATGTAGATGTTGCATATAAAGCGCCACCAGAAGTAAAGCTAGTTAATCCTGTACCACCATAACCTGTACCAATTGTGCCACCGTTCCAAGTACCGCCTGTAATTACAGTAGACGCTAAATATAAAGCATTTGTACCCCACTCAATACTTTCAGGAATAAATCCATGCGTATCCCAAACACCATTAGCAGTACTAGTTGATGTTAAAAATATTTGTGCAGCGCCACCATTATCTACAGTAGCAATTGCATTGGAACCATAATCTACAATAGTCATGTTACCTGTAGAGTTATTATTAAACTGGAAACTAGCGCCATTAACTAATGTAGTAGCATCAGGGAGCCGAAAGGTTTGAGTTGTAGAACCTGTTAAAACTTGTGAAAATGATGAAGCCGCTGTAAGTAGTGTTGTTCCACCTGCTGATACTGTAGACGTTATATTTCTAAAGATATTATTAAGTGAAGTGTTTTGATTAGCATCTCTTAATACTACGCTACTACCACCAGAAGAAGCTGTTACACCCGTACCGCCGTAAGAAACTCCAACCGTAGTTCCTTGCCAAGTGCCAGACGCAATGGTACCTAAAGGAGTAACATTACCAGAAGCATCTAGATTGACTGATTTTTCAGCAGTATAAGTAACAAAGACTTGAGCTGTTCCGCCTGATAAAGTAATAGGCGATGTATTACCATTTGAATTAGATAATACTGTAGTACGTGCTAACGTAGGACCTGAAGTTGAATATGTACCAATACCTACTTCCCATTGAGCACCATCTGTAATAGTGTAATAGGTAGTATTGCTATTTCCAACAACAGCAAACGATTGGAACCCGCTGACTGCACCAAGTAAGGTTACAGAACCCGTACCTGATGTAGTCGTCGTTTCCTGGACTCGATCATAGACCACTAGAGCCATTTAAGACTCCTTAGCCCGAAGCTGATAAAGTATATGTTACGTTAATTGTGTCGCCTGATGTTACAGTTTTAGAACCTGCTGTAAAGTTACCTGCAGAGAACAATGTACCTGTTGTGTTATCAATCGCTGATGAACCACCAATATTAATAAATGCACCTGTTACAGTACCAGAACCAGTCATTGAGAATACTACCGCTGCTGATGTAGTTAATACTGATGGGTTAGCATTTGTTGCAGTACTAAACGCTGGTGTTTTTCTTGTACCAGAGTATGTAGGTGCATTTGCAGAACCTGCTTCAAACCAACCAGCATGAGATGCTTGTGTATCTGTATAAGCTGGAATAGATGCTGGTACAGCATTATTAGTCATAAGACCCATAACAACTGCGCCGCCACCTGTGTTAGCAAAATAAGAATTTAGTAAGCTTTGACGACCTACGTTTGTTGTTAAATTTTCAAATGCGTCTTCCCATTTAACATTGCCGTCTTGATCGTAGCATGTAAATGTATAGACGCCGTTTAGACCAAACTCATCATTTGATCCAGCATTTCTTGTCACAGACGCATCAACTGAGTCGCCCATTCCAAATTTGTCTATGTTGCTCATAATTACTCCTTTAGTTAATTCGTATTACAGCAGTGGTTGAAGTTGCTGAAGGGAATTCTATTGTAAATGTTGTAGTGGCTGTTTTTTGACCACCAAAATTTAGTACTGCGACTGATGCATTTGTAGTGCTATTATATATTAAAGCGCCAGCAGTCGTAAAGCTTGCAGGGCTCCAAGTTACATTAGCAAACGTAACATAAGCCGTGTTATTACTAGGATCACTACCTACGGTAGGAGCTAAAACTTTACCCCCCGCTATATAGCCAGTACCTGTAATTTCGTCTTGCGTTGTATATGCCGTTGTTTCGCTATTTAAAGTAGCTACCGCATTATACAAGGCTATTTTATATGTATAAGGTGACCCCGTGTAAAAATTCTCTAAACCTTTTAATAAGTTTACCTTAAAGGTTGTGGTCAGTGCTTGTCCTAAGATCATCTAACTGGGTACCTTACTTGACCTGAACGATAAGCATCTTGTCTATCTTTGCCGTCAGCTAGTTGTTTCAATAGAATCATAGCTTCATCATATCGTTTTTGGTATTGATTAATAATGTCTTGTTCGCCCTTCATGTAGGTATAAGCTTCTAATAATGAGCCATATAACAATGTAGAACTAAAGTTATCGCCTAACCAAGATGTGCCAGCAGTAGTGATGGACTCTGGATAATAAAAATAATGAAGTTCCGCAGCATACGAAGCATCTGGAGTAGGTCCTACAATAAATGTAGTACTATCAAATACCGCATAATATGCAGGTTCACCATAATAATCAGAATCTGTATCTGGGTAAGACTGCCTAATAAAGTTTACATCTTTGTTTAAAAGATATAAGTATTCATTATCTGCATTAATCACTGCCAAACTAAATGTAGCAAGCCAATCACTAGGCATAGCTAAATATTTATTACCTGTAGTAAGCGAGCCTGTTACGTTCTTTCTAAGCGCAGGAAGTTGCACTGAGTTATAAATACGTTGTTCGGCTTGGGTTATAAACGTGTCTATATCCGTTGTCTGAAACGTATTTTCTACATAACTTTGTATTTCATCAACTAGCTGCGTGTAGTTCATTACGCCATCGGACCTCTAGCTTTAGTACCTTTAGTAGCTGCGCCGCAACCACGAATAGTAATACCTTCAGTCTTAGCAGGGCGAGTAGGATCACCTACGCTTACACGTTGGACACCTGTTTGCTTACTAATTTGTTGTGATCTTAATTTATTAGGATCTTGACTGAAATGTATATCAGTACTATTTGGGTTAGGCATTGGTTGTTTATAGATACCAATATCGCTGCCAGTACCGCCTGATGGGTATTTAAATCCTGTATAGGCACTTGCATCTTTGTTTTCTTTAGCGTGACCTAGTGGATATGATTCCGCTGGTGTTGGTTTTGGAAAGTCATTTTTAGCCATTTTATTACCCCTTTTTTTGTGCTGCAACTTTAGCCATACCACGACCCATTTTCTTCATATCAGCATTAGTTTTACCACCTTTGCTGCCTGATTCTTTTGGACCGTTTTGAATAGCTACTGTAGCGCCGTCGTCACCTAAGTTACGACCTTTAGTTTTACCTTGTTTAGTAATACCATCCGCTGCTTTTCTGAATGTCATGTTATTTCTCCTTATGTTGTTGATACTGTTACTGTGCCTACATTACCTATTCCCACTAGATCATTAGGCGTTAATCCAGCATCGTTTAATCTCGAACCGCCTACAGGATTCCAACCCCATTGAATAATTCTGCTACCCATTGTAGGCACGCCTGTTTCAGAGGTTGAAGGACCCGTTTGTTCTAATGTTTGTAATCCATTTAAACCTGCTTGATAATAACCAGGACTATCAGGTCTTGGATTACGTACTGCTTGTGGATCTTGCACTGGGTACATACCAAGTTGTAATTGTGGCTGATCCGGTTCCCAACATTCATGGCATACCAATATATTAACATTTTTTGTCTTAATAACTAAGCGTTTTAACTCTTTTAGTTTGTATCTAAACCCGCAGCGATCACACTGCGCAATCGAGTTCTTGGCGCTTGCAAAATTGGTTGGCATTAAACGAACCTGCCTTTTGTCTTACCTTTTTTCTCTATGCCGTGTCCACGTACTTTAGGTGCCTTAGCTTTAACTTTGCCACCTTTTTTAAAAGGAATTTCATATGTTGCTTTAACTTCATCGATACCTTTGGCGCCGCCACCTAAACTAGCTCTTAACTTATGTTTATTTTCAAATTCTTTAGAATATGTAACATCGCCTCTATCAATATTAGAATCTTTCCATCCTTTACCTTTTGCATAATGACCGGAAGCGCCTACTTCTAGACTTGATGTATCATCAATAGGATGTACATATCCTAACCTACCGCCTACAGAAGTAACATCATCTGACTTTACCCCACCAGCATCTAGATTAAGTCTTTTTAAAATTTCAGCTACATCAGCCATCACTTAGCCCCTAAAAAACTGTTCGCGTGGTACCCATCTTACTGGAGCTTTTTCTCTATCTTCTTCAGCTGCTAATTGGAATGCTTGTTCATAATCTTGTTTTAACATCTGGATTCTCATAGGATCTACATTAGGTAATTTTATAGATAAATAAGAAGCTAATCCTGCAACCATAGCGGGAATAAATCTAAACGGTATATCTTCTACGTTAACACCATTGCCTGCGTCTTGAATACGTCTTAGTCTGTAATATACAAAAGTATAGAAATCACTTTGGTCTGGAGCTACCCAAACATTAACAGTAGGTAAATTTTGTACAGAGATTCTATCCCCTATCGCATGAGGAGCTAATGCAGTGTTATTAACGGCTCGTATACATGTTGTTAAATCATTACCACTGATACCCCCATATTGAATCGTTTCTTCACCTATTTTAATAAAGCCAAACTGAGCTAAACCAACAGTTGAACTTAAAGTAATTGTTTGTGGGTTAGCAGCTGTTGATGCAGTAGCAGTTAGAGTTTCAGCTAATAATAAATTAGTAGGGTTTTCTTGACCACTTTGTCTATTAATCCAAACTTGAATAGGACGACCTGTTGCATTCTTATTAGGGATTGTTATATATGTTGATTCTGAAATGCGGTTAATATTAATATCTTGTTGATTTTGTCCTGTACCTGTACGTGTTACCATATCAAGTAAATCAATCGTATCAGAGGGTAAAGCATACATAATTTGATTTTGATTTAATGCAATTTGACCTGGTTCTACAGTCCATAGGTTAATACCACGATTAGCCCACTCAATAGTAAGTAAGTTTAAACTACGTCTTGCAGTTCTTAAATCATAGCCCGTACGAAGTTCTTGACCACATCTTTCAAATGCGTCTTCTACTAGATTATTTAAATCTAAATTAAAACTTGTCTGTCCTGTGGTTTTATCTACCATTATTTTTTACCTTTTGGAAATCCAGCTTTCATATTTGCATATGCTTTAGGTGTTATTGTAGACTTTGATTTACTTCGTGAAGTACCTGCTTTTTTTCTAGCATTCATATTTGCATAAAGTCCTACAGGTCCACCTTCTTTAAACTGAGTAAAGTCTGTATTATCTCGTCTAGCTTTAACTACTCCTTTAGGCATTTTATTTTCTACAGCACTAGGTATTTTAGTTTTCTTTATAGCGCCCATGCCTCTTGAAGGTCTCATGCTTTTCTCCTTAAACTAGCTAATCCGCCAGTTCTAATATTAACAGGTTTATAATCTTCAGGTCTACCCGTTGTAACTGTTGATGTTGGTGTTGCTGTACTTGCTTCTACAGGTCTAAATGTACCTAATGATGCAGTTGTTGCTGGTACCATACCTCGTTCAGCAGGTCCTCTTCGTGCTCCGCCTTCTACAGGTTGGTAAGGACTTGGTGCAGGCGCTGGTGCCTCTGGCGGTCTAGCAAAAGCAAATGGGTTAGCCATCTGCGGTGCTGCTGTATTTGTTGGCTCTGCATAAGCTTGGAAGAAAGGGTTCTTATTTTGAGCTGCGTATTGAGCTAATTTATAAGCTTGGTCCCCACTACCAAAACCAAAATCAGCATACTGAATCGGTAAATAACTTGACCCACTTGTTTGCGCTTGTGGTTGATATTCACCGTATGCAGATTGAATATCTTGTTTTAAATAATCAGGTAAATTTGCCTGAGCTCCTGCGTATGGAGTAGTAGCCGGGTTAAAATCACTAATAGGTGTATAAGTATTATTAACTGGTGCTACTGACAACATGCCAGGATTAAATGATTTTTGTAAGTTAGCTTGAGCTAATTCATCACCAGCCATTTTGCCGTATATATTTTGGTATGCATTAAAGCTTGATGTGCCTTGCGCACCTTGAGCTTCTGGGCTATACATATTACCTAACTCGGGAAGAACGTTGTATACGCCTTTATTACCTGATACAAAGTACTTAGAAGCATCATACGGTTGATTGCCGTAAGTATAGGTGTTAGCACCATAGTTAAAACCAGGAGTAGCTGGAATTGCATTGCCTGAAGCGTCAGTAGATCCATAAGCTGGAATACCTCCATTAGCTGCTCCTCCGCCACCGCTACTACCTCCGCCGCCCCCGTAACTTCCCATAGCAGCATTACCCGCTATTTGTCCGGCAGCCCCTAAATAATTACCTGTAGCAATATTAAAAGCAGGTCCTGCAATAGGTCCTACAACAGGAATAGAATTAATAATATTCGCTGGGGCACTTACTATATTGGCAGCGGCTTTAAATATACCACCCATAGGGTTTCCTTATGCTCTTGTTTTACCGCGAACAGCGCAACCATCTGCTCTTTTAGAAGCTGAAGAAACTGAGCCACCTTTTTTCATATCTGTAGTTCTCTCATTAGCTTTTTTAAATTCTTTAGAATTAATGATTTTTGCATCTTTTTCTGTCATAGGAATAGTTTCAGGTGGATTCTTTTTTGACCTGTCCATTTCTAATTTTAATGCTTTATCAAATTCTGCACGTCCTTGAGCTTCACCTTTGCCCATCGAAGAATCTAAATATTTATCGTCAGCTTCTCTTTTTAATCTTATGTTTTTAGCTTCAGGATTTTCAAATATATTAAATTTGTCGCCGACTGCTAAAACTTTATCTAGCGTAGATTTACGATATCTGTCAGGTAGTCCAGGCTCATTAGTTTTTGCCTTTTTTATTCCTGTTTCATACCCCGTTAAATAATCTTCTTTAGTAGCCATGATATATCCTTAAATAAGTGTGCCTCTTGATTTACCTTTTTTAGCAATCCCATTAGCTTTTGCTAGTTGAGATACTTTACCACCAGAAGCGTAACCACAGCCTTTAGTCATACCACCTTTTTTAAGTGCTAGCTTAGTACCTTTGCCGCCTTTGTGTTCTTGCATATCGTGTTGCTTGAATGCTTTTTTGATCATAGCTTTGTCTTGAGCTTTGTCCATTTTTGTATCTTCTTTCATATCTGATTTAGCCATACCACCACTCCCAAATTTTTTGCCTTTATCGGCTTTATTAAACTCCTGCGCAACTGCCACAGGAACCCCTACCTTTTTAGCAAACGCAGGATTATGAGCTGCGGCTGCCATTAGATTACGTTGTGCTTTAGATTTACTTGGCATTTTGTTGTTTCCATCTTTCACATTTAAAACAATTGCAATCGGGGAAGTGTTTAGGTTTTGAGTAAGTAACTACTTCTCCTTGTTTTAATTCTTTAATAATAACTTCTTTTACTTCTTCAATAATAGACTCTACTATTGCCTCTGTGTCTTTCTTTTCTGTTTTAAGTTTTTTAGACTTAAATACTCTTTCAATAAAAGCTCTCATTATTTTAACCAGTGGTTAACAAGCCAACTAATAAACATAGATCCGATAGTGGCAATAGCGATAAATACTTTCCATCCGCCTTTGATTTCTTCTAATGTTTTTTCAATACTATCAAGACGTTTTTTTAATTGATCCATGTCTTCCATAATAGTATCCACGTCTGATTGAATGTGTTTAATTTCAACACCATGTTCTGCTAATTCGCGTTCTGCACTCATTTACAATTCCACCTTTTTAGTGATGCGGCTTTCCTAGTAGGTCTACCTTTTTCATCTTTCATAGGACCGGGCATACCAGACATCCTAGCACAAAACGACTTCTTACGAGCGCCACCTTGTGGCTGAGGAGCCTTGAGGTTTGAGCCTGTAGCTGCGTTATACTTTGCACGTCCTTTAGCGGTAAGACCTGCACCTTTCGATACAGGAAGTTTCTCACCACGTCCAACTGCTAAGCTAGGACCTTTTTTCTTGTTAGCCATAGAATACTGTTATACCTGCGCTGGCGGGTAAATCTACATAAACACCATTATTAAATCTAATGCCTTCACCTGGAAGTATTGTAGAAACAACTACAGTGTTTGTTGTAATGTCTAGTGATAGTCTAATAGTGCCTGAAGCTGCTGATGCGTTATCGTAAAAATCAATTTGTCCTGCAGTACCACCAGGTTTAATTTGATATCCTTTAACACGTACAGGATACGCAGCTACTACTCCATCAGCATTTAAATGTGTGGCTAATATGTCTGTTTGCATCATAATTAATCTCCTTAAGTTTTAGAAGGGGGCTAAGCGCCCCCAGAGTTTAATTAGGAAGCTAAGATAGCGTTGTTAATTGCGATCCAAGGAGCATTCGGATTACCGTTACCACCCCATTGAACAATAGATCCAGCAGCAACTGTTACACCAGCAACGTTACCCGATACAGGTTGTGTGCCAGTACCTTTTAGTACGTGAGCAACTGCGCCGTAGTTAGTAATTGAGCCTTGAACGCCATTAAGTTCTGGTTGAGCAGATTGAGGACCTACCCATGCATTACCATCATTTGTTACAACGTTAGGAAGAATAAAGTCAACTGCTGAAGCTGGACCACCATCGGCTGGTGATAGAACTAAAACTCTAGCGCCTGCATCTTGAATTTGATATTCGCCACCAACAATGTCAGTTGCATAAACGTAAGTGATTGGAACGATAAAACCCGTAAGCGAGCGCCATGGGCCTGAAGCTGTAGATATAGCCATAATAATTTTCCTTCATACAAAGTTAAGTTTATTAGTTGTGTATGCATCTGCCGGGACAGTCTAATAAACCGGATATGCCCGGATACTGCAATAATACCACAATATAGATTTTACACAAGTAAAAAGGGGCCGAAGCCCCTTAGTTTAATAGCAATCTGTTACAAAAACCATTACTTATTCATTACGTACATAGTTACTTCAAAGCCAAATCTCATTTCTGTTGCAGCTGGTGTTGTCCACATAATATTCTCCTAGTTTGTATATAATATTTCTTGTTTTTTACTACACAAAGTACTTTGTCTTGCATTTGTTATACACAAACTACTTTGTTATGCATATTATGCTCTTTTTGCAATTTAAACCGTTGTAAAGAAAACCATGAGCGGCTCATAAAGAAAAACCCCGCCGAAGCAGGGTTAATCCTAGTACATTGTGAACCAAGTCGCTATTAAGCAGAACCTGGTGAACCCCACATACCGAGAGGATCTGACCAACCGAATGAATAACGCTCACGAGCTTTGTATCTAACATTGCCTGTGTCAAAATCGCCATCCATAGAAGTAGATAACGGAGTACGCACAAAGTGTTTCATGCCGTTAGGTACATCAGTTGTTAAGAAATACGCATCAGGATCTGTTAAGAAGTGGTTAATTGTGTAACCTTCTGGGATTGAACCATTATTCTTAATAGCGTTGATGTCGTTGTCTGTTGTGCCAACACGTAATTCAGTTTCGAGCAAGCGAGTTGCAACGAATTGATTACCTGGTGGAACTACTAACTTACGTGGTTGAGCAGCAATCAAAAGACCACGTTCATCAGTCCATGCAGCGATTTGAATAACAGCGTTTTCTAGTGCTGTTTCGTTCAAGTCTGTTGGAGTTGATTGAGTGTTGCTGTTTGTACCGCCTGAAACAAGAGGATGAGCCGTGTTAAATAATGATACACCATCACCACCGTCATAAGCACCGGAAGTATTGAAACCATTATTAAGAACTGCAGCAGCCTTAACTTGTTTTGTGTAAGCCATAGCGCGAGCTAAAGCCTTTGTGTAACGTGCTGATAATGTATCATACAAGTTATCTTCTACAGCTTCTTCAGTTAAGCTGAAGCCAAGAGCAATAGTTTGATGATTGTATCGAGCTGTCCAAGCTTCTTGAGCATTGTCATAAGCGATTGCAGTGCCTTCGTTTTTGACTGGTGCTGCTGAGAAACCTGAAAGTTTTGTTTCTTCTTCGAATGAACGCTCTGAAGTCTCTGTTTCATAAACTTCTTTATGTTCTTCGCCGTAACGTTTATACTCTAGACCAAATAGTGCATTTAGTCCTGGTAAGAGCTCCTTAAGGAGCTGTGCGCGTGAAATAGCCATGTTTTATTCTCCTTAAGTTGTAGTACCGGTTGTTGATAATTGTTGATGCCATGTTCCGTTAAATTTAACGACAACTTCTGTGTAATAACCAGTTGTTGGATCGATAGTTTCTGGAATAAGAGCAGTAACTCTAAATATTGATGTAGCAGTACTGTTAGCAGAAGAACCATCAATAGATGAATTAATATTACCTGTTGCTGTGTCTCCTGTACCTACTACTAATAAAACGTTTGTGTTTAAAACAGTGCCTGCTACTGGAGTAATCGTTTGATTATTACCTGTAACTGCTACTTTAAACTCTGCAGCAGGATCATTTACAACATAAGCAATAACATCTGTTACGCCTGATGAAGGTGCATATTGAGCTTGCACTGTTTGACCCGTTGAGTTTGTGTATTGAACACCCATTACAACACCTACAGCATAAGTACTAGCTGTGTGAGATGCTACTGGTGATACTGTACCGCCATTTACGAATGCAACTACTTGACCGTTAAAAACAGCTTGACCAGATGTTACAGGGTACTGATTAGTAGCACCTGCATATGGCATGCCGTCGAAACGGTTAATTGGTCTAAGTCCGTATGGAGCGGTTACTGTTGGATATGACATAGTAATCTCCTTATATTTATATTATTTACCTTTACCAAAAGATGTCGTAGATTTTGACTCTGCGAAGAGAGGCATACGAGCATCACTTTGTTTCATAAAGCTGTTGTCAACTGCATCGGCTTGTTGTTTTGCTTGTGTAGCATAATGAGCCTTACGTTGTGCAACAAACTCTTCTGGGATCTTGCATAATAATAGTCCACCAATTTCAATCCCGTCTTTAAAGCGAGATGCTTGGTCAACCATTAGTTTCATTTCAGGATGGTCCGCTAATTTAACGGGTTCCCAACCTTCACGCATTTTAGAGGATACATTTAGATTGTCTGCTTCGTTCATGACACTTGTTCTGATCCATCGATATGCCCAGCCTGGTACCTTTTTAAATTCAGGTAGGAGTGAGGCGGGTTTCCAGCTTTCTCCACGAGTAAAATCATCTCTTGTATCTACTTCACGATCTATTCTTTTATCCATTTGTTCTCTCCAATTTTAAAGTTTCTCTTGCATATTGCTCCGGTGTTAGACCAAATTTCTTGGCTAACGCTACTTGTGTCTTCGTCAGACGCACTTTTTTTGGCGCGGTGCTACGCGTTGCCGGGGCAACTACAGTCGAAGGTTTTGTGCGTTGGGCGGGTTGAACCTCGTCCAGCGTTGCATCCCCAAAGTATTCTGGGAATCGTTTCTGCATCGTACCATCGATACGACGATAATATTCGTCAGATGTGGGGTTTATACCACTCCTAACTAATTTCTCATGTAAGCCTAATGCAAGGCTTGTCATTTCCTCATCAGAACCGAACCAATCATTCTTTTCTTGCCATTTTAAGGCTCGATTATCAGGTTTTGGTACTTGAGGCTGTGATTGTGGTATATATACATTATTTTCAGGCTCTTGTAAAGTATTTCTAAATTGAGGCGTATAATTTTGAATTTGAGACAGCCTAAGTTGTGCGTCATTCATTCTAGTTTGAGCATTTAAAATTTTATCAGTGTCACCAGATTCATATGCGTCGCGATAATCTCTTTGGGCCATACTAAACTGTTGTTCTACTGCAGAGTAGACTGTTTTTACGTAGTCTTCTTCTCCGTTACTTAGTGTAGTTTTTAGTTTATTATTTTCATGAGAAATTTGTTGAGCAAATCGAATTGCTTCTTCTCGTTCTCTATCAGCCTGTTCTTTAGCGCGTCTTTCATCATGCCAAACTTTTTTCATCTGAGATAAACGCTGTTTAACTCTTTCAGAATAGTCATCAAGATTATCGTTTTCTAATTCCTCTACTACCTCTTTAGGTAAAGGCTCTCGATTTCTATCTTGTGCAGGTGTATCATCTTCTATCTCAAGGTCAAAATCATCAACCTTAGCGTCTACTTTTGTTTCGTTTTCTTTAGACTCAACTTGTTTTGTCTCTACGTTGACTTCTTTTTCATCAGGTAGTTTATTACCTGAAATTTCATTGTCATCGGGATATTCAAAGATTATCTCGGTTTCTTTGTTCTCAGCCATTTAGTTCTCCTTATGCGCGAGTATAGCCACGAGGATCTTCAACAACCCCCTCGACTGTATCGTCGTTAATAATGCGGAATTCTCTTCCGTGGATTTTAAATCTTGTACCTGCGTATGCACGTGTCAAAACAAAATCACCCTCTTTACACCATGGACCTGTAGGAAATCTAGCCTCGTCTTTATAAGCTAAATCACCTACTCTTACTACAAATAAAACTACAGTTGAATGTTCTTCTACAGTTCTAGTTGAATCTGCTTTTACAATACCCCCTTGATAAGTTTCTGCGGCGTCAGGAATTGCACAAAGTATCTTGTATCCTTTAGGCTCAGGCAACTGTAAACCACGTTCTTCAATCGGTATGTCTTCTGCATTTACATCGTCTATCTTTGGAACAACAATCGGTCGACCATTTGCATCTACCAAATTCTTATTTATTGTGAGTATTTGTTCACTCATCTTCAAACGTCTCCATTCTTTGTGCAAGGTCTTTTATGATACTTTCTGCGACGGATAGACCTCGAATATACCCTGTCATATTTTGGTACGAAGCAAAATCTTTTGCGGCTCCGTCTCCTAAATTTATTAATACTGTTTTGCGCTGATCATCTATTCGAGACAATAATAGCTCTAGCGTTTGGTCCATATGTTACTCCTTGGGTTGTTTTTGTTCCTTTTTATTAATGTGCGCTAACTCAATCGCGTGTTCGCGATCTAACTCTGATTTAGTTGCATCTAACCCAATCCTCATGCCCTCTGCTGCTTGTTGTGCTTGAGTGCGTTGGTCTTCTGCTTCCATTTTTTGTTTATCTATTACAGATTTAAACCCTAGATGAGCCCCTGCAACTCTTTCTTGTGAGTCCATTTTGGCTTTTTCTAACTCAAGTTTAGCTTTTTCTAATTCAAGTTTTTGTTGCTCTAACGCTTGAGTAGCTTCAAGTTTTTGTTGATCTAATTGAGTATCTGCCATCATTTTTTGCGTTTTTGCTTGTGATTCTTGTTGTTTGATAGCTAATTCTTGTTGTTGCATTTGAATGAGCGGATCTTGTTGCTGTTGTTCAGCTTGTTGTTGTTGAGCTTCGGCTTGATCTTTAGCTAATAATTGTTGTGCAGCTTGGGCCATAAGTTTAGAAATTTCTGTTTCTACGTCTTCTGGTAATACTTCATCCATACCAGGTAAAGGTACACCAAGTTGTTCTTCAATATGTTTTCTATATTCAAATGCTACGTGCTCATTAATATGTGCCATCATAGCTGCCTGAATTGATTGTGCTTGTGGATTTTGTCCTATCATTTCCATTATCTTAGGATCTTGCATGGCTGATTGATGAACCGTCATATGTGCTTGATGGTCTTGATAAATAAATGCTTTAACAGGTTTACCATTAAGAATTGCCATATTTTCAGATACAGGATCTTTTGGTTTAAAGTCTTCGACACTTGGAATAAGCTTGTTAATATTTTTAATGCCTAATACTTCTAGCATTTGTTTATTAAGCTCAGGTAAATCATAGATCTGTGGATTAGCTTGCGCCATCTGCATTACAGCTTGATACTGTACAACCTTTTGAGACATCGTTGATGCATTTGGATCTGATACAGGAATAACATCACAGTTATCGTAGTCAGATTGTTTAGCGCGTCTATCACCTACTTCAGGTTCATAATTATATTCATCAGGAGTGTAATCTCTAATAATGCCTTTAAGAAGTTTAAACTCTTGTTTCATCGCGTAGTAAATACGAGCTTGTACAGCTGACATTACTTTAAGAGTTCTTTCTAAAATAGCTAACGTTGTACCTACTGGAGCATTAGCTGACATATCAGAAACTTTTAATCCATCTGCATTAGCAAACGCACGGCCTTCGTCGATGATTTGATTCATCAAACTATTTAATACTTGTGAAGGTTCTTTATATGGAAGAGGTAAGATATTGTCACGGATAGCACCTGATGGTACATCAACGTCACGGAACTCGCCTGGGGCAATTGGAGTATCATCACCTTTAATTCTAAGACCGCGAGATTTTAATCCCCCTGGTAAATTTGATAAAGTACCTGCATCAACAAGTTGACGTAAGATCATAGTACCGGATTTTGCAAAGGCACCTATCAAATGAATTAAACCAAAACAATAGAAACCAAAGCCTGGTATATAACCGTAGTGTACAAAGTGTTGACGTTTTAATTTTAACTTATCATCGGGGTTCCAATTACGACGAATGGCTAAGATTGTGCTTGTACCTTGTTCAATAGTAACAACATAAGGTAGTGCAATACCATCTTCGTCATCACCATTTTCTAAATCTAAATTAACATGCATTTCAAGAATTTTGTATCGGTCATCTTCAGACGCATTGAAGCCCATCTTTTCTGCAATCTTTTTCTCGGCTTCGTCAACTGTGTGAGAGGGTTCACCTAAATCTACATCTTTGTAGAATCCAGCTACCATGAGTTTTCTTAATTCATTTTTAGTTTTTCGCATCACATGAGTAATACGCTCACATGTTTCTAAGTTAGACGCGCCATACGGAACTACAATATCTTCTGCAGTGACATACATAGATACTTGACGATTTAATGACGGATCATAATAAACTTTTTTAAATGCGTTACCTGCAAGCCCAAGTCCCCATAACATGCGCTCATGTTCAGGTCTATACTCTGGCATTTTTTCAGTCAACTGATAGTTCATGTCATCGCGAACCCGTTCAGCTGCTTGTTCTTTTTCTATTGTTTGTTTACCTATGATTACTGTTTTTACTGGGCCAGCTGCAGGGAAAGTTTCCATCATAGTTTCCGCTTGGAATTTCACAAGGGCTTCAGTCATTAAGGGATGGTATACATTGCAAGCACCGGGCCACGGTTCGGTTCGGTCTTCTACTTTAAGACCTAATAATTCTAGACCTTCAACATAAGTGTTGAGCCAATCTTTTCTTGATTCTATATCTGTTTGGAAATCGCCTATTAAATCGCCAGCTAATTCTGTTAAAGTGCCTTCATCTAGTTCTTCAGCTAAGTTATCATTAAACTCATCTTCATATTCTTTACCAGGCTCAAGCGTAATCTCCATACTGCCATCATCTAATGTCACGCTGTCTGGATTTTCAATCTCAATAGCAAGCGCTGCATCTGCCATAGTTGGTTCTTTGTCTAAACCTAGTGGAGTTTGGTATAACCCTTTATCAATATTGTCTGCCATTTTTTATCCTTAGTTAATTCCGTGTCTTTGATTCCATCTATCTTCGTGCCAAAACCAAACTCTTCTTAAACTTTTAATTTGTTGGTTTCTTCTTTTATTCTTATCTGACACCCTTGTCTTTACGTAGCGTCTTCTTCCACCAAATAACCTTTTAATCTTGTAAACAAACATTACACTGCGTACAACCTATTTCTAGAACTTCTAAATCCTTGTATCTCTTCAGGCTCATCATTAGGTAATCTAATAAACCCGCCTTGTCTGAACCTCATAAGTGCCATGGTTGTTGAGTCCACTAAGTCGTCATTAGCTCCTGCTGGGAAGTCATTACATTCTTCGATAACCTCGTGAGCCCATCGTCTATCAGGAGCCCAAACCACACCACTTCTAAATAAGTCAGATACTGCGTTAACCCTAGAAATTTTATCTTGTCCTTTGCCTGGTGTGAACTCACCAAGTGGCACACCTGTTCTTCTCATCTCTTGATAGAGTGCAGCGCCGTTAGATTTCTTTTCTACTATAAATGCGTCAGGTTCCCAATCTTTGTACTCTTCAAGTACTAGCTCTTTAAGCTCTGGAAACTCTAGTCGCTTCTTAATTGAATTTAATAGTATTATATTATAATTGTTGGTTTCTTCGTTGAAAAATACTCCCCACGTAGTCAACGCATTGTAGTCGGCTCTAGTATTTGCCTCTTGTGCCGCGTCTAACGACATAATAGTAAACTCACAATGTGGAGGGTCTTCTTTCTCCCACATCTTCCACCACTCTCTTTTAATTAGTGCACCTTCTTCTGACACTGGATTTTGTAAATACTGAGCGTTCCAATACCTAATATCTAGTGCGGCTTTCTTTGCCTGTAATTCTTCAAGCGGCCAAAACTCAGGCCAAAGCGACGCTTCCTCTCCGGCTTTATTTTCAATGATTGCGGGAAACTCAACTAGCTCCCATTCATCTACGCCTTCTTGCTTTACCATCTGGTTAACGATTTGTCCCGTTAAGTCCAGCTTACTCCACCGAGTCATGACTACAATAATAGCTCCACCTGGCATAAGACGCTGAATAGGACCAGACTGAAACCACTCCCAAGCCGGAAGAAAAATATCCGAACGTCCTGTCTTCGCATCCTGTTCTGAGTGAGGATCGTCAATGATAAACAAATCAGCGCCGCGACCAGCCAGAGCACCCCCAACACCGATAGCAAAGTACTCGCCGTTAAAATTAGTACCCCAACGAGATGCGGATTTGCTATCAGCTTGTAACTCTACTTTCGGAAAAATGTCTTTATACGCGTCACTGCCCACCAAGTTACGCACACGACGGCCAAAGTTAACCGCCAGATCAGCTGTGTGAGACGCCATAATAATTTTCTTGTGAGGAAATTTACCAAGGAACCATGCTGGCGCAAGATAGGAGATAAGTTCCGATTTACCATGGCGAGGCGCAATGTTGACAATAACTCTTTTTTTCTTTCCGTTAGCAATGTCTTCAAATATTTTTGCAAGTTTTCTATGATGGTCTCCTATAATGTAACCAGGGTATACATGCTGAATAAAGTCTAAAAAATGTTCTGCCCCATGTTCTTGTACTGCATGCTTCTTATATATACGTAGTGCATTAAGTGCTTTAACTTTTTGTGCATCTGTTAACTCAGAGAAGTTTGCTTCTAGTAACGCTACTTTTTCAGGCGTTAACTTTTCCTCACTCATCTTTTACAACTTCCGCATCGATCACTTCTTTTTCTTTAACTAAGCCTTTCTCTTTTAACTCAGCTAACATACTTAGTAATTCTTTTTCAACTTCTTCCATCGACTCAACTTTATGCGTAACTTCTGTCTTTTTCTTAAACGCATCGACGCCATCAATCTCACCTATAGATCTTAGCGCTGCTATTTTTTCTTTTGGGTTATCAGTTTTTTCTACGATCTCAACAAGTCTATTTAATACATACAATTTAAAATCCGCTAACTGCTCTGTTAACATACATTGAGTCTGTCCCACTAAGCCAGCTAAGAACGCCATCGTTTCATTTGGATACTTATCAAACTCAGGTTTAAGTAGAGGGTTCTTCATCATTTCTTTTGCTAGGTCTTCTGCGTCTTTTATATTAGAGTACGTGGGCTTTATGTCTTCACCTTTTATATCTGCTACTGCTTTTATAGTTTCTGCCCTGATGTTTAACTCTTCATTAATAGTCATTTCAGGTAGAGCTTCTTTTGAATTCTTAGGGATTGGGACGTCGTTCTCTATGGTAGGTATAAGAACCGCATGGAAATGCTCGTCCTCATTAACGTCTGATTGTTTCGATATTTCATTTGACATGTGTCGCTGATTACACCCTAGAAATTATTTGCAGCTATTCCTGTAATATATAGTGTTTCAAAGATTTTTGCAAGTCTTTAGTATAATAGTCATATGAAAGATTTATTTACAATTGGTGTTGCAGGGATTCTACTTTGGTGGGTTGCTATGTGGCCTATTGAAGATGCTCGTGCTGACGAGATAAAAGAATTCTTTGTAAAGACCCCATCGGGTGAAGTTGTATTGACTAGAGAACCTTGTGAGTATACAAAGATGGGTTTGAAGGGCTATCCTTATGCAGCTTACGTTATTAAACTGGGTCAAGCTAATCACGAAGGTTGTTGGACTATGGATATCATAGATAGGTTCAAAGCTGTTAAGGTGTACTTCCCTCAATCTAAGTCTACTGAATTTTATAACCCTGCTTTGTTTGAACCAAGACTACCCAAAGAACAGCCTAGTAAGAGCCCAGTTAGAGTAGAACCTAATCGAATTATGATCTACAAGGAGTTTACCTTTTGAAAACTACGTTGACTAAGAAAAACCTTGAGATACTATATAACATGGCTTGTCAACTACCCCCTTTTAATAAATTAAAGATGCCTAAATCTAACAAAGTTACCTTTCGTGTCATTAAGAACCCTGGCATTTATGGATGTTTTGACGAAGTGGACATGGCTATTGAAATAAGTTCTGGGTCTTGTGGTCACTTTATAACCATTTTTCAGACATTGCTTCATGAAATGATACATTTACACCTCTATTATAAGGGCGACGATGACTTTGATCAGCACGGCGAGAAGTTTCTTAAGATTAAAGACGTTTACTCCGAGCTCTACAACTTCGATCCTAAAGCAATTTGAATCCAATAACCCTAGAAAGCTCTGCAATAGTAAAAATAAAAGATCTGTTAGCAGATGAAGAAGTCAAAGGACTTAAACTACGAATCTATGTATCCGGTGGTGGTTGTTCTGGGTTTCAATACGGTTTTACTTTTGACGACACTCAAAACGAAGATGACTTTATAGTGGTTCAGGACGAAGTATCCCTTCTTGTAGACGCACATAGTATGCAATACCTAACTGGATCGGTTATAAGTTACAATACTTCTTTAATGACATCAGGTTTTGAAATAAAAAACCCCGCTGCAACTAGTACATGTGGTTGTGGATCTTCTTTTTCCGCGTAGTTATTAAAGTTTCATGCACTTTTTGCAGTTAACTCCCTGATATTTCAGAATTTTTTTATAAAAATTTTTTTAGAATGCCCTTTATTTGAGTGACGGGGGGTGTTTCCTATAGATTTTGAACTTTTTGCCTACTATTTGTGCGAATTCAAGTGTAAACAGAGTCCACGGAGTCCCAACTAAATTTGGGGTGGTCGGGTACGGGTGGGGTCGCTAAGTCCACCAAGTCAAAACCAAGTCCAATTTTGTCCAACTGCGTCCTTTTCTGCGTCACTTCGTCCAACTAAGTCCAACTGCGTCCACTAAGTAAGCCCCGACCTAACCCCGTTTGACCTTGTGTCCACTTGGTGCGACTTGGTGTCCATTCTTGTGTCCACTAATTTAAGCTAAGTCTTTGATTAATAACGTTTGTGTCCGTTGTGTCCACGTTTAAACATAGGGGGCGGGGGGTAAACTTGGAAAACTTGGTAGGGCTTCGTGTCACCTCGCAAGTGTAAAAACCCCGCAGTCTTCACTCTGCATAAGTAGTGGGCACATGGGCACAAGACAACTAATAATAATAATAAATAATATATTATATATATAAAACAAAGACTTACGAACACCAACTTAGTCCACAAAGCCTGTGACCAAGCATAATGAGTATAGTTTATGAAGTGGACACATGGACACACGTTTAAAATCAAGCACTTAACAAAATAAAACAAAATAAAACAAAATAAACACAGAAAAGCCTTACATTCGGAAAAATTAAACGTTTATCAGATAGCAACACAATAAAACTTAAACAACAAAGGGAAATTAAACATGAACACATCAACAGCAAACAAACCAAGCAAAACAGCATTAAAACTTTTTAACATCTACTTAGCACTCATTCCAACCTTGAGCCTTTTTATATCGGGTTTTTGTTTAGCTATACATCACGGGGAAAATTGGGGCTTATCGCTTTTCTTTTTGGTTATCGGGCTATTGGGCTTAAAACTATATAAAACGGCGTCCCAAGCTGTCGCAAACTAGGCACACGGGAGCAAGGTTATATTTGGGGGGCTTGGCATGGTTTATGCTTAGCCCTTTTCTTATTTAACCCAACGAACATAAAATAAATTACACAAACAGAAAACGCCGAATTATAATCACGCACAGCAACACAGAAAAAAGCACCACTTAACAACTGATTAAATTTTAAGCAACTTAACGAAAGGCACATTATGACTAAGCAACCACACGCAACCGCACAAGAACTCATTGATCTACTACCCTCTATTAAGTATTTTAAATGGGACAAAGAAACAAAAGATTTCACGGAAGATTATGCCAAGCCCAACGCCTTTGAACGTGACGGACTTTTATTTATATCTAGTGAAGATATGTTGAACGCCGATCTATTTGTTTATGACACTTACGGCGAGTTTAGACCGACCGAACCCATACACCCAACACTAAATGAATGGGCGCAACGCTTCGGGACTTATTGGGAGCAGTACGATAACGCTTCAATCGTATTAAATCCAGATGACATCAAGCCGACATTGTTTAGAGTAATAAAAGCACAACAACAAAAATTTCAAACCAACTAAGGAAAACAAACCATGGAAAACTCAAACCTATCAACAGAAGCACAACGCTTTGACATGATCGAAGCACTACGCAACGAGATAAGACCAACCAAAAGTTATGAAGTGACACAAACACCACAAGGCAAAACCTTTTTTGACGAAGCCAACGGCGGAAGCATTACAATAAACGGGCATCAAATCGGTGTTAAATACTTCTACAACGCAACGCCCCACGATATGAAACAAACAGAAAACTACGCAAGGGAACTTGAAAACAACCTAAGAGCCGAACACGCAATTAAACACGGGGACAAACAACCCCCAACCCTTTTAGACTTAATCGCATCAACTCAAATCAACCAAGCATTAAACGAACTCATCACACGAGAACAAAACGAGGAAGAAAATCAAAATGAGACTAACTAGACTAGAAAAAAGATACGAAGAACTAGGACGTATAAGACAAATGAAACGCCAACAAGACATTGACGGCTTTATGATCGGGCTTGGTATTATTGCGGGAACTCTTTTCGGGTGCATGGTGTTAGCGTTATTAATGGGGGGTTATCTATGAGCAAGTTAAAATTAATCGGGTATGGCTTCTTTTTGATATGGTGTTTATTTTCTTTTTGGTGCTTTTTAACTTTAATCATGGGGGGCTTCTAATATGTTAAACACACACCAACTCAACGCAGTTAGAAACCTAGTAAGACCGATACCCCCGCACCTTGTCACGTTTAGCGGACTAATCAAAGACGGGTACGCCCGATATGATATAAAAAACTTTATGCAAGACCAACTAAAAGCAAAAACAAAAGAGCCCCGTATTAATTTTAGTCACAAGGCAACGGCTAAAGAATTTAAATTAAACGGGCACTCACTCGCAATAGAACGGGCGAAAGTAAAAGACGCTAGGAAGGCGTCCCCCGAAAGTGTCATAAACTATATTAATTATTTAACGCATCACATACGGGACGAGATACTTAAAAGAATAGAGCCCCGTGTATTAGATATAAGACAGAAATTCAAAACGGGTGAATGGGAAAAACTAGATTGGGTTAAGTATGGCATGAATGACACCGACAAACTATCAAAACTTAACAACTTGCACTCACTTCATAACGTCCATTATTCGCTCATGTCCCCTATGTTAATTGCTTACTATCCGAACTTAGATCATTTTAGACAGGGGCGGGAAGTTAGAACCAAACTAGGAAAATATCTAACGCAGTTTAAAGAAGAAATACAACTCACAGACCTAGAAATTAAAAGCATTACAGAAGCACACACCGCACGGGTACAAGCACAAGCGGGGTGGGAAGTACGCTTTATTGAAAGCACAGACGGCACGGGGTGGGTGAATATCTACGGACAGGGCGAGAGATTTAATTCATGTATGACCAACTCAAAAGCGGTGCAAGTGTACGCCCACGAAAAGAGCGTTTTAAAATTGGCTTATATGTTGGAAGGTGGCGCAGTCATAGCCCGTGCAATAGTTAGAACTCAAAACAACTATGACGACACGGGGGACGCATCAAAGGGATATATCAGAGTTTACCCCGACCCAAACGGACACGCAGAGGGGCGTTTCATGTTGGATACATTAAAAAATCTAGGTTATGAAAAGCAGACAAACCTTAACGGGTGTTTATTGCTAGGTGTACCACACCCCAATGAAGATGACGTTTTTATGACCCCATATATTGACTACGGGAACGGCGGAAGCCAAACAGCAGACCCCGAGAACATAGACGGGAAAACTTATTTAGTCATAGGTGACGGCGAATATGATCTAGCGAATACAAACGGGTGGACGTCCAACGTTGAAGAATGGACTTGTGACGAATGCGGGGACAACGTGGACGAGGACGATATAGAATACGTTGAGGACACAGACCGCCATGTTTGTGAGAATTGTTTGGGTAATGATTATACTTACGTTTATGGGCGTAATGGCGATCAATACTACGTCCACAGCGATAATGCTATTTATGCGAGTGATGAATACTACGACAGCAATTATTTAAGTGAAAACGACATATACCCATGCGAAGCGTCAGATGAGTATTACCACATAGATGATTTAGTACATACTTCAATGGGCTTTATACATGAAAGCTATGCTAAGCGATTGGACTATGAGGACAGCGAGGGCAACAACTACGCCCACGAAGATGACATTCACGAACTAAGCAACGGAAAGTTATGCCATAAAGATGACGCAGACGAATTACAAGCAGAGATTGACGAAGAAGAAGAAACCGAAACCAACGAAACAACTACACAAGGGGCAACAGATGAAAACAACTAAACAAAACGAAATATTAAGAAACAACTTATTAGAAATACTATCAATAAGACGCCAACACGGCACGAAAGGCGAAGCGTATTTTATAGAAACTTATCTATCAGGCGGGGACGTCCAACAACTTAAAAACGAAACGGGCGAGGTCATAGCCTACTATATAGACAATAGAAAAGAGAACAGCACAGCGAATACAACTTTATGGAGCTGTCATATTGACACCATGCACAACTCAAACCCCGACACAATAAAACAAGACGTATTTTGTGACGACTTCGGGACAGCGTTTGTAAGTGAAGCGTCCGATTGTTTGGGAGCAGATGACGGCGCAGGGGCTTTTCTTTTATTGGAAATGGTACAAGCTAACATTGGCGGGGTGTATGTATTCCACAGAGGAGAGGAGCGGGGGTGTTGGGGGTCAAAACAAGTGGCGACACTTTATCAAGATTTTTTAAAACAATTTACCCACGCCATAGCCTTTGACAGACGGGGCACCACGTCAGTAATTACGCACCAAATGGGTGAGAGGGCGTCAAGTGATACTTGCTCAAATGCTATCGCTTCGCTTCTCGGCATGGGGTACGAACTAGACGACACAGGGCTATACACAGACACGGCGCAATACATGGAACAAGTGAGCGAGTGCCTAAACATATCGATAGGCTATCAATCAGAACACAGCAACAAAGAAACCCTAGACACCGACCACGTTTTAAAACTACGGGACAAGGTACTAGCGATCAAGTGGGACGAGATAACCCTACCTTACGAACGTGACTACACCAAGGTGGAATATAAACAAGGCTACGGCTCAACGTGGGGGGCTAACGATTATTACGGCATAGGGTCAAGCCCCGTCATTGATGAGTTATATTCAAAAGATTATAAGGGCTTATTAAATTGGATTAAGACAGCGCACCCCGAGGACATAGCAGACGCCGTGAGCGAACTTTTAGACGTGTATGCTTACTCAATGGACGCCGAATATAACGCCTATAATGAACCCTACTACAACACTTTAAACCCTAACCCCGTGCATGAGTGGGACGACTACAACCACGAACTAGAACACGGACACGAACGCACCTAAGGGGACTAAGTTTTAACTTAACGCCCCTATATTCTAGGGGCTTTTTATTGGGCGTTATTCACGCCCACAACCCAACCAAGTCACACTAAAAAAGAAAGGTACACCCGACACACAGGACACCACAAAATAAATAACCCTACTCATAACATGGTTATTCAAATTCAATTTAAGCTGCGCCCTACCCCCCACGCTAAAACTAAGCCCACCCTTAGTTTTTTGAAACCAGTTGCTATAGAGGACGTGAGCCTTAGTTAGAACGCGAGACTTTGGGGAGAGGGGTTTAAACGGGGTCGCCATGAGACGCATAGTAGGCTCGATAGGAGTGGGTTTATATAATTAGGACGCGAGACTTTATAGTTTTAACGTGAGGATTGATAAGTTTTGCTTATCAAAGAGGGTCGCTTGATTTAAAAAATGTCTCACAAATGATAAAAAACATTAAAATAATTTACACAAAGTCCAAAAAGTATGCTCTAATAATAATTCGTAATAAACATTATTAACTATTTAGACCGCGAGGATTGTATGAAACCAAAGATAGACAATACTTATACATTTAGATTTTTATATTCACACGAAGTTGTAGTGAACGCTGATAATCAAGACGACGCATACGAGAAAGCGTTAGAGAAAAACCCGTCATCAATACTTGACTTAACGTACGAGGGCTGTGACGAAGATAACACAGAGATTATAAGGAGACTAGCATGAGAGTATTAAGAAACCATAACAGAAACATTATCCTTGAACTACAACGTAGTCGCAAGTGGTCAATCGTTGTGGTACATGACGGCACAGGGTACACAAAGAAAAAGTTTACTAATGATACGATAGACCGCGACTGGCATGAGTTTGAGTACGACGTTAAGAAAGCGATCAAGTATATGATAGCCCCCATACTATCATCGACGTCACCTGAGTTAAAAGCAGAACTTAGACAAGCATTGAAAGGAGTGGTGGCATGACAGCAGAAGAATTGTATGAGGCATTAGTTAAAGCGGGATTTGATTTTGAGATAGTTGAAATTTTTGAAGGTACACGGCTATTAAGATTTGAAGTTGATGACTATAAGGAGACATCATGACTTACGACGAATTAAACGAACTATACATCGATGCAACAAACAAAATCGCTACGCTCAAAGATGAGAGCAAAGCCTTAGACAAAAAGCTAACGAACTTAGTTTTAGACTTAGGGTGGGACTGCCAACGAATGTCAAGCGGTGGGGTAGCTACTTATAATGACATCTGTCACCTATTAAACATCGAGCCGTACTATGATGAACCAAGCGATGACAAACGTTTTGATGATGCAGACGGGGTGGTGTATGAAAACGAATAATGATAAGATACAAGACTACTTTAAATATAACTATTACCAATGGGCGACGCCTAGAACAGAACTCGAAGCTAAACGCTTTGCGTTAATTAAAGCATGGCGTAAGCAATCAAGCGATGTTAAACAAGACAAGGAAACAGTATGAGTGATGACTATGATGATTTAGAAGATGATGTGACTTATTGCGTGTATTGCTATGATGCCGTACCCGAGTGGAAAGGGAGTTGTTGTGGTGAGAACCATTTTATGACAGGGTTTGAAATTAAAGACTACCATAAACCTACGCCACCCAAAGTTTACGACGCGCCGATGTCACAAACAGATGAATACTTATTAAAACAACAAAGGGAGGACGAACACAAAAGCCATGACTACTAAAGAGAAACAGAAACAGATTATCGTGGAGCAAGTCATAGTGACAGGCTATGTTAAACACGCTAATGGAAAAAAGATGCCGTTCTCATATAACAAGAACGATTTTAAACCCAACGATTTAGTTGGAATTTTTGAAGGAGTAGGGAGGATATACGAATGACCCAACATCAGAAGAACGAAGAAAAGAAACGAAAGTTTGAAGAAGACATTATCGAAGTAGCCGTAGCTGAATACTATCAGTACGTTGACGTACATAAGCGAGAGCGAAAAGAAAAGGATGCAGAGATGTTTTATACAGCGATGAGGATTGGTGTAATACGAGGTTTAAACTTTGCCACTAATCAATACATCGAATCATTAAGAAAATTTGAACAGGAGAAAGCAAACGCAAATGAAACTCAGAGCACAGATAAGACTAGCGAAACAATTCTTAAAACTAATACAACAAACTAGGAGATAAGTATGGCATTTAAACAAAACATAAGTATTGATAGAAAGCTGAACGAAATTAATCACGACTATCAACGCATGAGAAAAAGAGCTGCGAAAAGAATTAGTAAAAGATTAGGAACTCCAATACCTGAGAAAAAAGATCATCTAGGTGCAGACGCATGGGTTCATATCAAACGTATTAATCCGATTGAAGCAGGTGTATGGGTAGTAGTAGGATTATTAATTAGTTTTTGGATACATTAAGGAGAGGACATGATTAAATTTATTATAGTAGCAGAGTTAAAATTAAATGATGACGAGTATAAAGTTGTCGAGTCATGGGGGGTAGAACCTACCGACTATATCTCAACGCAGATTGCAGAGCACATGAGAGAGAAAGGCATGATCATTAAAGTATGGTCAAAAGAAGTAGATCATAGCCCGTACGCGAGACTTAAAGAAGATGCAGAGTCGTATGCTGTACGCGATGCTATGGAAGAACTTGAAAACGAGATCACGAGCCGAGCTTGTATCGGTGGATCGTGTGAAGATTAATTAAAGGAGATATAATGGATAATGTACATAAAGATTTTAAACGCATTAGTACTAGGATACATCAAGCATTTGAATCTAATAACCCTACCAAAGATAGTCGCATCGAATTATATTATAGTGGTAAGAGCTTCATGGCAAAGAAAGTAGGTGATGAGTTAGGCACGACAGATAAGAATGTTTATCGAAAGCTTGTGGGTATTTATGATGCAAGCGTCATTACATATAGAGACGAGTACCTTAACGATGACTTACATTGGGCTGATCTTTATATGCTCACTAAGTTAGATAAGGTAGGACATTGATGAGAGAAAAGAGAGCGACAGATATTGTTAGGCATTACCAAGTCAACGGGAAAAGCGTAACTCAATTTGAACTATATGATATTATTTTGGCGTTCTTTACAGATGAGGAACAGTATTCATCTAAAGATATATCAGATAAATTAGGCATTGAGTTAAAGAGTGTCTCGAACTTGATGTCGTTCTTGCACAGATCGGGGCAGTTATCGGGTAAAATTATTAGTGGACGTATGCACTATTACAAAATAGAGCGATGCTTTCTACAAGATTTATTTCATCCGATGCCCGACTTTGTTATTAAGGGCGTGACTAAACACAAGCTCGAAGACAAACAACCTCGTCGTAAAAAAGGCGAGGTCTATTATAAAAAATTTGGTGATTAAGGAGATGAAGATGGATGCAATCGCATGGATAACAGCTATATATGTTGCGGTATGGGTAAGTGTATATATGCCAAGCCCTAAATCAGAACCCCCACAACAAACAGAGCAAACACAAAAGGCAAACGATGGCAACAACACCCGAAGGTAAGGTAAAGAAACAAGTTAAAAAGATACTCGATGACTTAGGAGCATACCACTTTTCTCCTATGATGACAGGGTATGGACATAGTGGAGTACCCGACATTATCGCGTGTTATAGTGGTATGTTTATAGGTATTGAGTGCAAATCGGGGAAGAATGTACCCACTTTTTTGCAAGAAAACAACATGAAACGCATTAGAACCGCTGGAGGATATACAATCGTGGTAAATGAGAGTAATATAAGCACATTATTGACAACAATAAAGGAGTTAGTATGACATTAGCGGAAGAATTTGAAGCTATTAAAAGTACACCTGATATGGTAAATAGCCCGCCACACTATACTACGGGTGGCATCGAAACAATTAGTTTTATTAAAGCAAAACTATCCACAGAAGAATATTGTGGGTATATCAAAGGAAATCTTCTCAAGTACTCAAGCCGTCTCGGACTCAAAGGTAACCCCATTGAAGACGCAGGCAAAATTGCTTGGTACGCCAACGAACTCAAGAACTATCTCGAGTCAAAATAAATTAAATAACTGAAGCCAGTTGCTTAAAAGGAGGTCTAGATGATAGATCAAGCGTTAGCCTGTTTAGCTCAAACTATTTTTATGGAAGCCCGCGGCGAAAACCATCAAGGTCAGGTCGCCGTAGGTTACGTATTGATGCGTAGAGCAGAATTTAAACCCGAGCGTATTTGCTCAGAGATGGCGAGACCAGCACAGTTTTCTTGGTATGGCAAGCGAAAGCCCCCTCAGAAAGCCGAGCTCAAACCATATTATTTACTTGCATGGCGGGTCATGTATAAGTTAGAGCCCGACTATTCTAAAGGGTCAACCCACTTCCATAACTTTTCAGTAAACCCTAGGTGGAAAATGAAACCTCGTGTTACAATTCAGAATCACATTTTTTATTAGAGGTTAAAATGAACATCATAGGTAAGTATAACAATGTTATTGCTATACCATCAATTGATAAAACGTTAGATCAAAACTCAACGGGGTTAATCGGAACGCCAGAGGGTAGACTCATTACCGCAATATTTATCCAAGCGTTAGAGGATCTTGACTTTGAGTTAAAAGAAGGATACCCCCTTGATACATTAGATTGGTTTATGTCAGATAGTCCGATACTTCATATATCCTGTTGGTTACTTGAATGGAATGTACACTCACTAAGACAAAAGCTCAAAGATAGAATTAAAAAAGACGGACGAGTATTAAATCTTAAAACTAAAGATGAGGAGATAGAAGATGAAGATAACGCTTGACATTGATTACGAAATAGCAGAACCAATTATAGTGGCAGTATTAAAAGAACAATATGAACTTCTATTAAAAGACGCGCCGTTAGGATTTGATGAAGAAGTTAATTTAAACGAAGCATACAAGTTAGTGTTAGAAGATTTTATGGGACAAAAAGAGTTTCAAAAGTATACGCACAGCTTATCAAAGAATAAAAAGTATAATAGTAAGCGATTAACCGAAGCCGAAGGAGGCTTATAATGGACGACTTAGAGATAGCAGAATTGAGTAACAAAGTAGATGACTTTTTAATTAACGAAGTTGAACGATATAATATAACGCCGTTAGAGTTAAGTGCTGTCATCAATGCGAGGCTATACTTGTTTAACGAGATTAGTGGCTCAGAGGAAAACTTCAAAGACCTCATGGAAACATTACAAGCATTTGAACCCGTCGAGAAACCTACACTACAATGAAATTTGATGCTATAATAATCGGCATAATAGTATTTACAACATTGTGTTTTATAGGAGGAGTAATTAAATGTCTTTACCTTTTACTCACGCTTTAGTTGAAGACGGAGAGATCGTCCGCAAGTATAGATGGTCACGCCGTGAAGCTAAATGGTATAGAGATACACACAAAGATGTTACAATAATAACCTTAGAACAAGAACCTCAAGTTAAAGAGGATTTATTTGAATTAGTCGGAGAATGTTTAATATGAGCGTAACACCTGCATACAAAAAATTAACAGATGAAGAATTAGTAGTAAAAATTAATGAGTGCATAGAAAAGTTTCCTAACATATCAAGGTCTAAACTTCTAGACAATATCAATAGCTCTTATGATAGAATAGTTGGATTAGAACAAGCGGGTAAGGTCACACTTCCCAAAAAGAGAAGCGCTAATAATAAATGGTCACAAAATTTTCAAATTATGGGAAAAGAATTAGGTACAAAATATGGCAGACGAAATAGACAGAGCCAATGAATACATGGAAGTCATCACTGATATTGCAATTAAAAACGCTGCAGCGGAAGCTAAAGTGGCCCCGAACCTTTCGGGCAAGTGTACGTGGTGTGGTGAAGACGTTCCCGATACAAGAAGGTGGTGCTCAACAGACTGCCGAGATGAATTTGCACGACACGCAAAGTAAATAAGTAATTTGCAGTAAACGCAATGGGTGAAAGCACTTTATTTATATGTTTAAAATGGTATTTTTGCAATTATATAAACCGCAAGTAACCCACCAATTTTAAGGACAATATGCAACTTCTAACGCTTGATTTTGAAACATTTTATGATACAGGCTACTCACTCTCAGGACTTACAACAGAAGAATATATTAGAGACCCACGCTTCGAGGTTATCGGAGTAGGAGTAAAGATAGATGACGGCGATACTCATTGGTATACAGGCACTCATGATGAGATTAAAGCTAGGTTACAAAGCTATGATTGGGACAATTCTATGTTGCTCTGCCACAATACCCAATTCGATGGCGGAATCCTTTCTTTCGTATTTAACATTGTCCCCCACATATATTTTGATACTCTTGGTATGGCTCGTGCCATTCATGGCGTAGATGCGGGAGGTAGCTTAGCCGCCCTTGTCGAACGATATGAGTTAGGCGCTAAAGGTACAGAGGTAGTAGAAGCCAAGGGTAAACGTAGAGAAGATTTTGCCCATGATGACCTAGAACGTTATGGTTCATATTGTAAGAACGACGTCGAACTTACCTATAAATTGTTTCATGTATTGTCCCCGATGTTCCCCCAAGAAGAATTAAAACTCATTGATCTAACCTTACGTATGTATACTATACCTGTCCTAGAAGTTGATGATGGGCTATTGATCGAGCGACTAGAAGAAGTCAAGTTAGAAAAGTCACAGCTATTACAAGGCCTCATGGTTAAACTTGTATGCGAAACAGAAGAATGTGTTAGGGCAAAGCTTGCATCTAATAAACAATTTGCCGAGATACTTCAAGAATTAGGGGTAGTTGTACCTACTAAAATAAGTCCTGCAACAGGTAAGGATACCTTTGCTTTAGCTAAAGGAGATGAAGGGTTCGTAGCTTTGATGGAACATGAAGATCCGTTTATTCAACAGCTTTGTACAGTTAGATTAGGAACTAAGTCAACCATAGAGGAGAGTAGAATTGAAAGGTTTATCGCAATTGGGTCGCGCAATAAGGGCAAGCTGCCTATTCCTCTTAAGTATTACGGCGCACATACGGGTCGATGGGCAGGCTCGGATAAAGTTAACTTCCAAAACTTACCAAGCCGAGATAAGAAAAAGAAAGCCTTAAAGAATGCAGTCATAGCACCAAGTGGTCACGTAGTTATTAACTGTGACTCTTCCCAAATTGAAGCTCGAGTACTTACATGGATAGCTGGACAAGATGATGTCGTTCAATGGTATAAAGAAGGTCGAGATGTTTATTCAGAGTTTGCAAGTAAAGTTTATGATAGACCTATTACTAAGGAAGATAAGACTGAACGAGCTGTAGGTAAAACTTGTATTCTTGGATTAGGGTATGGTACAGGGTGGCAGAAGTTACAACAGACTTTAAAGATCGCTGCGAATACAGAGCTCGATGACCTAGAATGCCAAAGGTTAGTAAGAGTATACCGCGAAGTTAATAATAAAGTGATTGAGTTTTGGCGCACATGTGACGAAGCCTTACATGATATATCTTCATGGCCGTATCAAAAAGAACCTTACTATCTAGATAAGAATAAAGCATTACTTGTAACATCGAGAGGTATTAAATTACCTAATGGGCTTTATATACAATATCCCGGACTGACGTATGATACATCGGAAGCAAAGAGTCGGTTCACTTATAAGTCTAGACGTGGCACTATCTCTGTGTGGGGTGGTTCAGTAGTAGAGAATGTTATTCAAGCCCTAGCCCGTATCATTGTGGGTGAGCAAATGATAACTATTAATGAGAAGTATCGACCTGTTTTAACTGTACATGATGCCGTAGTTTGTATAGCTAAAAAAGATGATGCAGATAACGCTAAAGATTTTATTATGGGGGTTATGTCAAAACCACCTGAATGGGCAGAAGGATTACCCGTAGCATGCGAAGCTAACTATGGAGAAAGCTATGGCGACTGCTAAAAATAATAAAGAGTACCAAAAAGCGTGGAGATTAAAAAACCCTGACAAAATAAAAGCATATGTACAAAAACATCAGGCAAAATCTACACAGAAACTTAAAATATGGCGGTATGCAAACCCTGAAAGATGTCTACATCTTAATATAAAAAGTAGAGCTAAACGAATGGGAACGGAGTTTAATTTAGATTGGCAAGATATTGATATACCTATTCTATGTCCCGCACTTGGTATACCTATATTAGTAGGCACAAATGAGGGAATGAAAACGGGGCCGTCGCCACATTCTCCGTCGGTAGATAGGATAGATAATGATAAAGGATATGTTAAAGGTAATATACAGGTGCTTAGTCACAAAGCTAACACAATGAAGAACAGCGCATCACCTGAACAACTACTTAGATTTGCAAATTGGATAATTTATATATACGGAGAAAAATGATGGCATACTCATTTATGGAAATTAAACATGAGTCTAACATTGCAGACAGTATTTTAGAATATGCGAAAAATGATGAGGCTTGGTTTCCTTATTATAATTTTGCGGGTAAACCTTTACCATACGACCTATTAGAACAAGACCCGTTCTTTAAATGGCTAGGAAATAGGTACGAGTATTTAGGTGGGGTTATTAAATTAGATCCATATACTTGTTACGATTGGCATGTAGATACTAGGCGGGGCGTAGGAATTAATATGCTATTAACACCTAATGGAAGTGTATATAGTCATAGTTTATTTTCGAGAAACAAAAAAGAAGTGAGTAGAAATTTTATGCAACTACATTACAAACCTAATACATATTACTTATATAATACTCAACATGAACACATGGTAATTAATTTTCAAAAACCAAGATATATGTTTAGCGTAGAATTTTTACAAGACAAAGATAAATTAACATTTGATCGATTATTAAAAGACGTGGAGGAAAATTATGAAAAGAACAGCAAGAAATGAATCAACAGGAGATCTGTTACAGAGTAAACCAAACAATGAGCTGTATGAACAAAACTTTGATTTGATTTTTAGGAAGAAAGAATTGCCTGTAGATAAAGAATGGGATCAAATGAAACCCATAGGAAAAGAAGTATTACCTGAGTATGAACTTAATAAATCGACGGGGAACGTTCAGAAAGTAGATAAAAAATAATGGCTCAATACACATGGTCTTATTCAGCTTTAAGTGAGTATCTTAAGTGCCCTAGAAAGTACTATGAAATTAGGGTAGCACAAAGCTATCAAGTTATTCCTAGTGAAAAAATGATCTATGGAACAGAAGTACATAAAGCATTAGAAGACTATGTAAAAGATGGTAAAGAATTAGCATTAAACTATTTAAGATTTAAAGGAGTAGTCGATGAACTTATTGCGATCCCTGGGGATAAATATCCAGAGTATGAAATGGCTTTGGGGAGAGATAAAACCCCGTGTGCTTTTGATGACCCTAATAGATGGGTTCGTGGTATTGTGGATTTACTTATTGTTGATGATGACTATGCTTTTATTGTTGACTATAAGACTGGTTCAAATAAGTATCCGGACTCTAAGCAACTTAAACTTATGGCGCTAATGACCTTTGCCCACTTTCCAAATATTAATAAGATCAAAGCTGGACTTCTCTTTGTGATGCACAATAGCTTTATTACAGAAGAGTATACAAGAGATAAGATAGATAAGTATTGGAATGACTTTGGACAATCGCTTGCAAGATTAGATATGTCGTATGATAATAACACATGGCAAGCTAACCCAACACCGCTCTGTAGATATTGCCCTGTTAAGAGCTGTGAATATAATAAATCTTAGGAGAAAATATGGCATACGCAAAAGGTAAGAGACCTTATAATCATGAATATGAACTAGAAAAGAAACGTGGTGAACATGAACGCCGAATGGAAAGACAACGCGCTCGTCGATTACTAGATAAAACGATGGCTGATAAAGACAAAGATGGTAAAGCTGACGCACGGGAAGGTAAAGACGTAGCTCACAAGAAAGCACTAGATAAAGGAGGATCGAATAAAGACGGCGTAGTCATACAAAGCGCTGCCAAGAATAGATCGTTTAACAGAGACAAGAAAGGTAATCTAATTTCAGAGATTAGTAGTAGAGAACGCAAGAAGAAATAGTAATACACAGAAAGGCATCGGGGATGCCTAGTTAAAAGGATAGTATGGAACTTATAGAAAATACCGCAGTAAGAATTACAGTACCTGAACACATCGTCCCACATATTACGGACGCAATTGAAAAGTCAGAAGTTATTGAATGGAATGGTAACCTAGCAGACGTAATGGTCTATTGGGGCTTACATGAGATGACTAAGCTTAACCAAATCGTATCATTCAGAACCAATCTACCTTCACCTATCACTCGGGACTATCATTATCCTGGGCTGTATAAACCTTTCGATCACCAAAGAATAACCTCAGAATTCCTCTCAATCAATCGTCGAGCCTTTTGTTTTAACGAAGCTGGTACAGGGAAAACCTCGTCAGTACTATGGGCAGCGGATTATTTAATGAATCAAGGCGAGATCAAACGCATTCTTATTATATGTCCTTTGTCAATTATGTATTCAGCTTGGCAAGGCGATGTCTTTAATACGTGCATGCATAGAACCTCAGCCGTAGCTCACGGAACAGCAGAAAAAAGAGCTAAGATTATTAACGGGGATTACGAGATTATCATTATTAACTATGATGGTGTAGGGGTAGTACGAGACGTCATCGCTAATGGCGGATTTGATTTAATCGTAGTCGATGAAGCTAATGCTTATAAGAGCCCATCTACAACAAGGTGGAAAACGCTAGCTAAAATATTAAAACCCGAAACTCGTTTATGGATGCTCACTGGAACGCCGGCATCTCAATCGCCCATCGATGCTTATGGATTAGCTAAGTTAGTTTGTCCACAACGTATACCGAAGTTTGCTATGGCGTGGCGAGATCTAGTGATGCACCAAGTCACTAAGTTTAAATGGATACCCAAGCCTAACTCAAGGCACGAGGTCTTTAAAGCGCTAAACCCTGCGATACGCTTTGCTAAAAATGATTGTCTTGATTTACCCGAAGTCATGTACCAGACACGCGAAGTTCCTTTAACTCCCCAAGTTATGAAGTACTACAAGGCTTTAAAAGAACAGATGTTGATCGAGGCAGCAGGAGCACAAGTGACCGCAGTCAACGCTGCAGCAGGACTTAATAAGTTATTACAGATTTCAGGCGGAGCTGTCTATACAGACAAGCATGATGTTATTGAGTTTGATATTAGCCCGCGTCTTAAAGAGTTGAAAGAGGTCATTGACGAAACAGAACATAAGGTGATAATATTCGTACCCTATAGACATACCATCGAGGTCGTTGCAAGATTTTTAGATGGGGAGGGGGTTACAAATGAGATCATTAATGGGGATGTTACAGCGACAAAGCGAGCCAGTATTATAGGTAGGTTCCAAACAGATGAAGATCCAAGAGTCTTAGTCATACAGCCTCAAGCTGCGTCTCACGGAGTGACGTTAACTAGAGCAAACACGGTAGTCTTCTGGTCTCCTGTGATGAGCGTTGAAACTTACTTACAATGTGTTGCCCGTATGGATCGCGTAGGACAGAAGAATAAGATGACTGTAGTACACCTACAAGGATCAGACGTAGAAAAGAAGATGTATAAGATGCTACAAGGTAAGGTAGATATGCACACTAAATTAGTAGATCTTTATAGAGAGGAGCTTGGAGAGTGATATTAAATACTTTTATGGCTGGGTTCCTTTTATATAATTTCCATGCTAATATGTGGTTTTGGATTGGCTATATACTAGTTATATTATTTGAGGTACTATATGAGTTGGATCAATTAGAGAAAGATAAATTAAGGAGAAAGAAATGAGTGATGCACCACAACTAGATGAATTAGTACAAACTTATTTGACTATAAGATCAGAAAGGGATAATATAGCAAGAGAATACGAAGCAAAGGACGCACAGTTAAAAGCGGACATGTTTCAGTTAGAACAGGTGATGTTAGGTGCCTGCAATGATATAAATGCTGATAGTATACGTACGGGGAATGGCACTATCATTAAGTCTCTTAAAGAGAACTTTGTATGTAGCGATTGGAATAACTTTAAGCAGTACGTTATCGAGAATAACGCAATCGAGTTACTTCAACAACGCTTACATCAAAGCAATTGTAAAGAGTTCTTTAATGGTAAGGAAGACGAAGGACTGCCACCCGGCATCAGCACAATGCGAGAATTTGGCATTGTAGTACGCAAACCAACCAGTAAATAATTAGTGGAGATACAGTTATGAATACAGAATTATCAGTAATATTGCAGAACAGTCCTAGCCTAATTCAGACAGGGTTAGATGAAGATACCTTAGCCGTTGCCGGTGGTGCACTGGGTAATGCGACCAAGCGTATATCAATTCGTGGTGGAGTCTTTCGTAAGATAGTTGGTGGTAAAGAAGTCAGTGCCATCGAAGATCGTCATATGAATGTAATCATCGTTAAGATGGCTCATGCCGCATCTAGAACATTTTATGCAACATCATATAAAGAGAATGAGAAAGTTAGCCCTTCATGCTGGTCTAGCGACTCTCGAGTACCTGACGCTGATGTTAAAACACCGCAAGCAAAATCATGTGATGCATGCCCACAAAGCGTTAAAAGTGGTGCGGGTTCATCATGCCGCCTATCATGGCGTCTAGCCGTTGTATTACCTAATGATCCTGCAGGCGATGTTATGCAACTCGTATTACCTTCAACATCATGTTGGCAAAAAGAAGATAGTGGTAAGTGGGGTTTCAGACCTTATGTACAAATGTTAGCAAGCAACAATGTAAGTGCTAGCCGCGTCGTTACTAAGATGCAATTTGATACTAAGTCTCCTACACCCAAGGTACTATTCTCTCCTGCAGCCGCAGTTGATCCAGGTGATATGGATGTAATCGCAAGACAAGCGAAGAGTCAAGCTGCTGAACAAGCAGTTAAGTTAACCATTTTCCAATCAACAGAAGAAGGTGAAGCTCCTTCTCAACCAGTTCAAGCAACAGCCGCTCCAGCTCAGGCACAACCTGCCGAAGCACAAAAGAGTGACGTTGACTCAACAGAACCGGTATTGAGAGAAACAACACAAGCTCAACCTAAACCTGTAAGTAGCGTTAATGATATTGTAAAAAAGTGGTCGACTAAAACGTAATGGCAATAATGTATAGCGAGAAATTTAGGCTTGAATTAAACAAGCTTAACGACAATTTGATAGGGGTTAAACTAGCCAAGTTATGTGTTAAGGCGGACGTACCCCCTATTGAAGTTGCCGAAAAATGTAATGTATCTAGACTGACAGTTTATACATGGTTTAGAGGCGGCGCTATACGAAATAGGAATTTAGAGAAAATAAAGATACTGATTAAAGAATTAGAGAAAAAAGTAGTACAATAACAGTATCCCGAAAGAGATCGAAAAAAATGCATATTGATGCAGCGGGATAACTTTGACTAAAAATTTAGGAAAGCAAAATGATAAGAGAATTTTATACGAAAGCATTGCCTACTAAAGGGGTTTATTGTATAGCAGATATAGACCCAATAACCAAGAGGACTAGACACAAATTCGTAGAGTCCATTGATGATTTAGCAGAAACAATTGAAACAAAACGAGACGACAAGACGAACATATTTGTAGCTATGAGCTCATTTAAGGGCTATAGCCGTAAGGCAGATGAAGCTATTTATGCTAGGTCATTCTTTATAGATCTAGATGTAGGTGAAACTAAAGATTACCAATCTAAAAAAGAAGCATTAGATGATTTAGATAAGTTTGTATTAGAGTCAGAATTACCTGATCCTGTAATAGTAGATTCAGGTGGGGGCATCCATGCCTATTGGTTCTTTGACCGAGACATCGATACGACTGAATGGAAACCTTATGCAGAGAAGTTTAAAGACTTCTGTATTAGTCATGGCTTAAAGATTGATCCAGTAGTGACAGCAGACGCGGCTCGTATTCTACGTAGTCCTGATACGTTCAATCATAAATCAGACCCTCCAAGTAGAACCTTTATCTATAGACATGACGAATTACCTGTGTACACCTTTGATGAGTTTAAAGATTTCTTAGGTGAAATTACCCAGTCATTAGAGTCTATACTACAATCAGTACCTAAAGGTTTATCAGAAGATCAAAAGAAAATGCTTAAGCTCGATAACTTCGAGTCTAACTTTCAGAAGATTGCCGTTGAGAGTTTAGATGGTAAAGGATGTAATCAACTTAAATATATTCTAGAAAATGTAGCAACTTTAACGGAGCCTATTTGGTATTCAGGGTTATCCATAGCCCAACATTGTAATGATAGAGAAGACGCTATTCGAGCAATATCAGAAGGTCATCCGGGTTATGATAAGAACGCAGCAGAGAGAAAAGCTCAAGCTACACAAAACATGCCTCATTCATGCGAGACATTTAACTCAGTCAATCCTGGTGGCTGCGAAGGCTGTCCGCATCGAGGCAAAATTACAAATCCGTTAGCATTAGGTAAAGTATTTAATATAACTCCCGCATCAGATAACCCTGTTGTACATCAGTTCGACGCTAAAACAGGCACTGTAGTATCTATGTTAAAATCTTTACCTGAAGAACTTTCACCTTATGTATATGGTAAAAATGGCGGTATTTATTATATGCAACAAGAAACAAATGAGCATGGGGAAGTTACACGAAGTATCCCAATCACAGTATCTCTATATGACATATATCCAGTTAGACGTATTTTTAGTATCGCTGACGGAGAGTGTTTAGAAATGAAGGCGCTATTACCTAATGATCCCGAAAGAAAGTTCCTATTGCCATTGAAGCATGTATATGCAGTAGAAAAGTTTAAAGAGATCATAGCAAGTAATGGCATATTATTTAGTCCAGGAAATAAGGAAGTGGGGCATCTATTGCAATATATTATTAAATGGGGTCAATACCTAATGAACAAAGGCGCTGCAGACGTAATGAGGATGCAGATGGGGTGGACTCCAAACAGAGAATCCTTTGTTATCGGTGAAGATGAAATTACTAGGGACGGGAAAACAAAACCTTCTCCTACGTCTCCTCTTTGCCGAGGCATCGCAAAACATTTATCCAAACATGGTACGTACGAAGAATGGAAAGTGGCAGCTAATAAACTTAATCTGCCAAGTCTAGAACTTCATGCTTTTACTATGTTAGCTGGGTTCGGCTCAGTTCTCATGGATTATACATCAACCTCCGGCGTGACAATTTGTTTAACAGGGGAATCAGGTGCAGCTAAGACTGGAGCTTTATATTCAGCTTTATCTGTATGGGGTAACCCTAAAGATTTATCAGTACTCGAAGCTACGGCTAATGGTATGACAGGTCGATATTTGGGATTACATAATCTTCCATTTGGTTTGGACGAAGTTGGCAATATCCTACCTAAAGACTTATCACAGCTTATCCATAAAATCTCACAGGGTAAATCTAAAATCCGTATGCAAGCATCAGTCAATGCGGAACGAGATCATGAGATGTCAGCTTCGATGATTGCTATGTTTACATCCAATCACTCATTATACGACAAGCTAACAGGGTTAAAGAAAGATCCTAATGGTGAGGTAGCGCGTTTAATTGAGTTATCTGTACGTAAACCTGACGCATTTAAAGACGACGCTTCACTTGGTCGTGAGATATTTGACAAGTTTAGATTTAATTATGGTTGGGCAGGCCCTATGTTTATTCAAGAAGTCTACAAGGTAGGTGAACATGCTCTACAAGACATGATTACTAAGTGGGGTATTAAGTTTAATGAAGACTTTGGTCGGGATACGGCTTATCGATTCTACGAGAACTTAGTCTCTGCTACGATGACTGCGGGTGAAATTACGAATAACGCGGGCATTACTAATTTTGACTTGGATCGGGTCTATCGACGCATAGTAGGAGAAATGATTGCTATTCGAGATAACGTGGTCAAGGTTAACGCAGTCGACTATGAGTCAGTATTGTCAGACTATATCAATAAGAACCAAACAGGTATTCTTATTATGAAAGATGGGAAGGCAGTGATGGAACCTAGATCAGCTTTAGTTATCCGCGTTGAAGTAGAAGGTAATGCAATGTATATATCTAAGACAGAGTTTGAAAAGTATCTTAATGAAATGTCAGTTAGTTCTAAAGAGTTCTTATATCAAATGAAGTTATCTAACATTGAGATCGATGCAGGACGAGATATTAGAAAGCGTATGAACGCAGGCTGGAGAGATATTGGTAAGTCAGCAACAAGAGTCTATAAGTTAAATCTTAACTCAATCCCAAAAGATATTATTGGAGGAGTTGTATCTGAACCTGCATGATGAACCCGAATGGATCTTTCCGTTTGAAGTAATGGAATTAGGCGAGAGTTTTTTTATACCAACATTGAAGCCCTCGCCTCTTATCTATGCCATTGAGTCCGGCGCTAAGCGAGCACGAGTAAGAGTTAAAGTTTATGTTACTACGAAAGATGGTTGCCTAGGAGTTAGGGCTTGGAGGATAGGTTAGAACCCTGCGCGTAATCTTAGTTTCTCTACGTTAGCTAATATTCTTTCTTGGCGTTGACGGATCTCTTCAAGTTTAATTCTTTTTTCTTCACCGGACATTGAACGGTTATTGTAAATTCTTTTCTCAGCTTCTCTAATCTTAGTTAATTGGTTATTCATATTGTTAACCGCGGATTTAACGCGAAGTAACTCTTGGTTTTTCTCTCTATATTCTTGACGTTCTTCTGGCGTACCTTCTTTTTTCAGTTTATTAAATGTATTTACTGCTGTAGATACTTCATCACGAAGCTCATAGAAGTCATTCATAAGTTTAGTACCGCGCTCTTTAGCTACAAATGCTGACATGCCAGGAACTGACGCAATATTATCTCGGATTGATTTATCAGGTTTAGGAATATCTGACCCTGCATTGATTAAAGCATCTGTAGTCATTAAAGCTAAACCGCCTGTATACCCAAAGTAAGCCTTTAATAAATGATCTATCTTCATTGGAGACATGCCGAAATTGCCTAATGCTTTAGCTAATTCAGAAGTATTGTTAGTGTATTGTTTGTAAGTTTCTAATTGCTCTAAACCTTGACCTACGATAGCTCGATCAGTAAAGAAGTCATGGTTAGTTGACACTTCTAGGATAGGTTTGATTGCTTGAGGCAATACGTTAGGGCCTAATAGTGCATTAGATAATCCGTTCTTTAGAGCTTTCATGGCTTTAGTTTTATCTTCTGTAGCTTCAGCCATAGTCATTTGATAAATATGCTCAGGTAAAATCTTAGTTGTTAATGTAAATATATCAGGACGTAATGGTAAGCTCATACCTGTGCCTGGAATATATAGTTTACGGTCACGGATTGAAGGATCAGTTTGCTTATAAGTATCATCGTCACTTACCATAATATTATAAATTAATGATAAGGCTGCAACCTTAGCTGCTGTACTTGCTAGCACTCGATGAGCTTCAGCTTTTTGTTCAGGAGCAATACCACGACCAGAAATTACTTTAGCTGCTACGTTCATAGATTGTAAGTAAGCTCCAAAGAACGGAACAGTCTGTCTCATAAATGTAGCTTCTTTAGATGCACCAGCACGACGGAAGTTAATGACTTCAAATGCTCGTTCAATTGCTTTAGCTTTATCGCCTGTTTCTTTTAGGGTTCTATTAAAGATAGCTTGACGTACAGCGTTGTCTGATGCCATAGAGAATTTCTCTAATGGAGATTTAATTTTTTGTAATAGTGTTGGGCTACGAAGTCCTGCTGAAATTTCAGCCTGTAGTCTACTTGCTTCTGCAGAATAGTCTTTAACACCTACTGCGCCTACTGATCTTAATGCTTCGTGAGCGGCACTTGTACCACGTAAAGTCTTATAAAACTCTTTCATAACTTCTAAAGGAATAGCAAAAGGGCTCTTAACACCTGATGTAAACATGGCGCCAAACGCGTCTTGAGATAGCTGACCTATTGAGAACAACGGATTTAATACAATGTTTTGACGTAAGGCATTTGTAAATTTAGCGAAGCCTTTCATTGCAGGGATAGCTAATGATTCAATGCCTGTAAATGCTTTTACAAAGAGAGGATCACTAAACTCGTATAGATAACGACGTCCACCTTTCCATATACCTACGGTATTGTTTTCCATACCGCGTCCTACTTCATCTACAAGTTTAACTTCACCTTCAGGTAAATATTTAGTAGCAACTTCTGCTAGATTCTGAGCTGACTTATTATTAACGCCCCTACGAATAGTATAAGAAATCCAACGCTCCATATTGTCAAATACGTTGTTAACTTCTTGTCCACTACCATGTAGTTTTTTATCTCGGGCTGCATCAAGTAAACCACGACTATATTCTCGAGGTCCAGCTTGGTTCTCTAGTTGCTCAATACGATAGAACGGAACGTAGTCCATCACTTCTAATAACTTTTTAGCTTCGTCTTTTGTATACAGGCCTGTATCTTCTGCAAACTTTAATACTTCGGCACGAACTTTATGCCATTTTTCTTCTACCTTTTCAAGACCTTTAATCTTATCTTTGAATTTTAATGCCGCAGCAATCTGCTCAGGCGACATGTGTATTTTAACTTTATTGTCAAACAGGAATTTAGATACATCAGCTTTAGATTTACCTTCGGATAACATTTGTCTAGCACGGGTATCCATTGTTTCGTTTTGTTTAATTAAACCTTGTAGACGCTTAGCTTCTAAATATCGATGAGCATAAGTTTCCATTTCAGAATAAGATACACCTTTTTGTTCAGCTAAATTCTTAATTTCTTTAGTAATATCTACCCAGCTAGTATCGCCCTTTTTAACTTCCCACTTGTATGTTTCAGGATTATATTTAATATTACCCATCTCGAGGAATGTATGTGCTACGCCTTCATTGTGTAAGGCTTGAGAAGTACTTGTTTGGTACATAGCTTGACGAACCGCATCCCAAGTTTCTTTGCTTCCTTCCATAGCAGAACGTATACCGCGTTGTAGTGCAGCATCAGCTGAGAACCAGTTAGTTTCAAAGTTACGTAAGAAGCCAGATGCACCTGTCTTAGCATCGTCATAATATTGCTTAGCTGTTTCTTTAGGTTTATCACGGAATGATTGGAATAAGCTAGGATCTTCTTTTTTAAAGTCTGAACCGGAAGCTCTTAATATTGCATGAAGCTCTGCATTACGGGGTTGTTCTTTTTTAGCGTATTGAACTGTGCGTTCAAGTAGAGGTTCTCTCATCTCTAAAGCAACTGGTTTCTTTTCTTCTCGTAGTGCTCTATGCAATGAGCTATTAATCATGTCTTGCAAATCTTTTACACTTAATTTGTTCGGGTCATATAGACCTTTTTTGATTAAGAAGTTTTTAACCGCAGCTACAATTCTACGCCATAATGTATGGTTAGGTGCAGTCTCACCGATACGTGCTAGCACTTCTTCTGCATGCGCAGCTGAACCTGGTTTTAATTCAGGGTATCTAGCGTTAACGTAATCATGAGCCGCAGTAGCAATCTTGTCCATCTTGTTCAATCTATTGACTGTGCGTAGAACATCGCGGTATATGTCTTTACCAATCATACCTTCTAAGCCGTAGTGAACACCCATTTCATGTAGGAGCTTAGCACCCGCATCTTCTTTAGATAATCTATCTGCAATTAAATAAACTTTACCTTTATCAAAGTAAGCTACAGCCTCGGCATCAATACCAGCGGGCACATCTTTACTTTCAATTAAGTTTAAATCTTTACGCTCAATAGCTCTTTCTACGTTCTTACCAAATCTATCTTTGAGAGCTTGCTTAATAGAACCGATTGTTTCTTTTGTAAGCGCTTCAAGACCCTTAGCTAATTTAAGTCTATCTCCATAAGCGTCTTTTAATTTATCTTTAAACTCTAATGGTTTTTCAGTAGGGTGGTCTCTTTTAATAGCTTCATCAAGGTTTTTATTAGCCCGCTCTGCCATGTCACGATATGCACCTAGATCATGTTTTTTAGCAAAAGCTTCAGCCTCACGAGCTGCATCGTATTTTCTCCATACGTCAGGTGTTACCCATTCAGGTCTAGTTTCTTCTTTAGCGTATTTAACACCCATACCTTTTTCAACCGCAGCTTCTTCTGCAAGACGTTGATTAATATCACTAGGCTCTTCTTGGCGACTACGTAATTCATTACGGGCTTCTGCCATACGTTGTGCATCTTCAAAGTGATAAACTGTCTCTTCATTTTTAATTTTTTCTGCTAGGAAATCATATGCAGGTTTTGCATCAAAAGTTTCACCGCGTTCTGCGGCTGTATTCATTCTATCTTGGTAGGGCAAATAGTCATCAAGTCTTCCACTCTCAATATGCTCCATGAGTGATTTAGCGCGTTGATTAAATACATTATAGTATCCACGTTTTTCAACTTTTCTAGTTTCTCCTTTTAGTTCACGGAGATCAGATAAATTAATGCCCCCATACTTACGTAAGGTTGTTAATAAGTTTGGAGTGGTAGGTTTAGTGGCTGCTTCTATTGGAGCGTAGATGCTCTCTTTTCTTGCTCGAGCTGCACTAACATCAACTGGAGCCCCATAATCTCTAAGTCTGTTAAATGCTTCATTTCCTGCGGTAACTCCTGGTTCGGGTTGTCCAAATATTGAAAGATTTTCGCTAGCTCTTCGTTCGTTAACTCGTGCATCATTTCCATTTTTAATGTCCTCTAAACGATTTGAAAACTGCTTAAGATTATTTAGTACAGTTTTACTTGTACCATTATAGTTTTCTATTTCTTGTTGTATCTTAGGCGCGTTCTCTGCGTTTAGTTCTAAATTTTTAATGTTTTTTAAGAAGCCGGCATTAGGTGCAGTACCAATTGCTTTAGTGAAATTATCATCGATACGAGTTACATTGTCAATAGAAGGTAATTCTGGGCGTTTAGCTAACGATGCAATGTTTTTAGGAAGATCCTCAAATGCGGTATCACGGGCTTTAGTAGCTTGCTTGATTGATTCTTGTTCTGGAAGATTAACTGCATCTGCAATTGATTTAGCGAGTTTACTTCCTTCTGGAGCAAAGTTACCAAATTTGTTAGGAGCGTTGGCCGCATCAAAATCTTCTTGTGCTTTCTTAGCAGCTTCTTCTTGAGCGAGTTGTTCTGTAAGTTTTTCTTGTTCTATTCTAAAGAAAGCTTCTTCTCTAGCTTGATTTTTAGCTTCAATAGCGTCTAATTTTGTTTGGCGTTTTCCGGCAGCTTCACCGATTTTAGCTTCAGCAGCACCACGTCCAACTGGATGTAATCCACCAAATATAGGAGCTAATAAGCCTGCTGTTAATGCAGTCTCGCCGAGTTCTCCTGGTGTCATACCTTCTTGACCTGCTTGAGCACGACGCAATTCTTCTGTACCTACCATCAAGCCTGTGCCTGTAATCGCATTAACACCAACAGATCGAGCGTAAGATTCTGCTTTACCTGTTAATCCTGCAATAGCCTGTTCTCTAGTAAGTTGACCTTTTAAAACTTTAGGAGCAAGGATTTCAGCTTCTCTTAATAATTGAGGGCCTAACACTTTATTTAAAGCGCCTGTACCGGGTACTCCGAATCCTGCTAATGCAGCTTGAGCTAAACCTGTTGTTGTGGCAGATAGTAAGTCAACTTCTTTACCTTGTTCTTTTTGGCGTTCAACGTTCTCACCAATTTCAGCGGGCAAATCAGTTAATGCTGTAGCGATAGCGCCTGTTGCTAATCCACCAAGGGCTTCAGGAGCAATAAACGGAGCCGCCATACCTGCCGCAATAGGAGCACCAAATCTGCCTGCAATACCACCTAATGGCTCGGTTACATATTTAGAAGCATAAGCTCCCGCAGTAGGCAATATACCTTGAGCTGCAGCAATATCTGCTTCCGTTGTTGGCTCAAATGTTTGAGCGGCTTTTTGTTTTTGTTCTTCAGCAAGCTGACGGAGTTTATCAGAATTAAAAGCTTCACCAAGGGCTAATTCAGTAGCACCTAATGCACTACGACCTGCGGCTTTTAATGCGGGTACAAAACCTGTTTTTTCTAGGTGTTGTTGGTATTGAGGAATAACATCTGATTCAATAGCGCCGACAATCTCATTATGAGACATGTCATCAGGAAAATTAACTTGACCTACGCCTGGAACATTTACTATAGGCATTTTATTTAGCGGCGTTCCTTACGTAGTTCAATACACCGTCTTTAGTTGTTTGTAACATACCACTTACAGGAGGTTTATAAGTAGATCCAGTACCAGTCACTCCTAATGTAGCCAATTCTTGTGCTAATAAAGGTTGGTAAATAGCATCAAACTCAGTGGCATCTGAAACGCCCTTTTGTTCAGCTATAATCTTAGCTTTTTGCATTGCGTTATCAATTGCTTTATCTCTATTAGCTACAACTTTATTATCTTTTTGCATGCCATAGTTTAATTGAGCTATTGCTAATTGATTACCCATCGCCATTTTCTCAAGTTTTTCTCTCGCTGCCCTGTCTTCTGCGCGTTCTTTACTATTAGCACCATATGTTGTAGCAGATACTTGTTCAGCACGAGCTTGTCTATCAAGTTGAGATTGGAGTTCAAAATGTTTTTCTCTTAATTTTACTAATCTGTCTTGTGCTTCTGTATAATCATTAACACCTGCAGTTGCGCCTTCAGCAATATTTTGTAATGCTCGAGGAGACTTACCTGCAGCCATAGCTAGCCCCGCTTTAGCTAATGACATCCACCCAGATTTAGATTCTTGTTCAGCTGCTTTATCTTCCATTTTTTTCAGTCTATCTTTAGCACCTTGTACTGTAGGGTCTTCACCTAATGCTTGTTTATATTCAGCTGCATAGTCTTGCATTGATTTAGGTTTTTCTGTAGGGCCCGCGGCTAATGTTTTCTTTAATGCTGCAAATGGATCATCTGCTACAGTAGGTTTAGTTGATTCTGCCGCTGGTTTAGCACCGGTTGTTGTATCTGCCGCTAAAGTTGGAGGTGCTATTGGTTGTTCTGCTACTGGTGTGGACGCTCCAAAAAGCCCTGCACCTGGTTCTCCGCCAAGTACATTTTTATGAAATATATCTTCAGGTAAATCTGGGAATTGTGATCTTACTGCCCCATAAGGTACATTAGCAGACGATTCAGCTAGTCCTCTAAGAATTTTATTTGGAGCCCCTGATAATAATTTATACAACGCATCAATACGTGAAGTTGGAGTATCTGCTTGAACATAGCTGCCTTCCGGCCCTGCGTAACCTTTAACATCCCCCCCATCATCAAACGCAACGATACCACCTTGGGCATAGATTTGTTCATCGTACATATTGCCTGTGTCTAGTCCTGCTATGCCACCATCTGCAAAAGAAACCATACCGCCATGAGCCATGTCTAAATTAAGTGAAGGAAGTGCATCTAAATTTAGTGAAGGTATCCTATTTAGATTAGATCCATCAAATTTAATTTCTACAGTGTTAGGCGTTGAATTACTAATTGGTGGATTTGTTACAGGGCGAGGAATTAGCCCTGAAGTCATGGGTCTATATATTGCAGGTTGAGTCTCGCCACCTTCTGCAAAAGAAACCATACCGCCATGAGCCATACCTTGTGGTGGCGCCATAGGAGCCTGTGGCATCGGCGCTGGTTCAGGAGCTGGTTGTTGCGGAGCCATGGCTGCTATACCTTGTTGCATAGGTTGAGGTTGTGCCTCGTTAACTAAACTTTCAGCTACAGTTGTTTCAGGCTTTGCAGCTTGATAACTATTACGCATTTCTTTACGGCGTTGTAATTCACTTAATGCAAGGTAGGTTGGTACTTGACCAGTAGGATTTTGAACATAACCAATGAGAGCTTGGTCTGGTACCCCTTTTAATTCATTTTGTAGTTTAATAATGTTCATATTTTATCCTTATCCTAACGCTTTCATTAAACCAAGTCCAGCTAACCCAAGGCCGCCAACTTGTGATATTGCAGACGGCGTAGGTGTGTAAGCCACTTGAGTAGAACCCAACGCACCCGCGTTCCCACGAAGAATATTGCTAAGATATTCAAGTTGTGTTTTTTGATAGTTTTGTTGTTCTTGGAACGTTTGATATTTAAGATCATCAATTTTTTGTTGTAGCGCTTGTTTTTCAGCGCCTGTTGCTGCTTGTGCTTTAAGTCTTTCAAGTTCAGCTCCTTGAGTTGCCGCCGCTGTTGCAGCCTGAGCTTTAGCTGCATCGATACTAGAAGTAAGACCTGCAATACCTGTTTGACCTGCAAGTTGAGCTGCTTGTAATTGAGCTTGTTGATTGGCTTGTTGTGCAGTTAAATTAGTTTGTTGATTAGATAATGCTGCCTTCATTGCTTGGTCTGCACTTAATCCTTGGGTTTGTAATTGCGCTGCCAAGTTTTGTTGTGCTTCTGTTAGGCCTGTTTGGACATTAAGTTGTTGAGCCGCCATACGGTTAGCTTGATCAGCCAAGAATGCTTTTTGTGCATTTTCATAACCTGCTTGTGAACCTCTAGCTTGAATGTCGCCTAAGTTTTGATTGAGTCCACGACGTTGTTCGGCTTGCATAAGCGCTTGTCTAGCGCCGCCAAATGTACCCCGACCAATAGAACCTAACATACCCGCTTGTCTGTCTTTAGCACCTTGTAATTGAGCTTCACGAAGGGCGATATTAGTAACACCTTGTTGATATGGATCACCATAATAAGCAGCCGCTGCAGGACTAAAATATTGACTTGTTGCACGTTCTACTGGGCCCATTTGATATTGTTGTAATGTAGGCGCATTAATACTTTGTGCGGCAATTTGATTAGGGTTATAGTTTAAAGCCTTTGATAACCCCATACCTGCGGCAGCACCAGAAAGTCCTTGAGCGCCTGTAAGACCTTGAGCAGCTTGCCCAAAACCACCTTGTTGTTGCATGCCCATAACTGCATTTTGAGTATTTATTTGATCTTGATTAAACCCTGCTACACGTTCGCCAGTATAAGTTGGCATTGGCTTAACACCGGTTACATTACCTTTTGCATCTGTTGTATAAACAGCCTTGTTTGACTGTTTCATTAACTCTTCGTAGTATGGCTTAGCGTATTCAGGCAAGTTTGTAGAATACGAAGTAGAAGTTTGAGAGCCTCCGCCACCAGAGCCACCACCATAAAAGGTAAATAATTCTACTAGGTTTTGTACCCAATTAAATATGTTAAATAATTTCATAAATCTTTCTCCACAACCATTCTAACGGTATTAAAATTTGATTTGATTTTGTATAACCTTGCTTGCGCTTCTTGTGCCCATGCACTTACTTTTGTTGCCCCCTGCATTCTAGCCCAATTCTCTACTTGGTCGAATGTGTCTTTATTTACTATGCCGTTGCCGCCTAATGCTGTAATAAACATAACTCTACTATTAGGACGATTAGAAAACTCTACAGTCATAGCGCCATTTAAAACGCCTTTTTCATCTGTAGAAACTAATAAGGTTTGCTCACCCCGTACTAATAATAATTTAAGCTGGTCTAAAGTGTAATCTCCACCACTTACATTAATTGACACATTTAAATAATTCTCTACGTTGTCCCAAACGCTATATACGTTATTGGGTGCTACAATTTGTACGGTGTTCATGCAGGCATGTATTTGCTAGGATTAATTTGTTTACCTTGTTTAGTATGTCCTGTACGTGCTTTACGTACTTTGTCTAACATTGCATATAATCTTTTTGATCCTGCTTTAGATGAGCCATTACCAATATGACTTACAACATCAGCTGGCACTACAAACTCACCATCAGCTAATCTGGCAGGTTGTTTTCCTTCTATTGTAGCAGGGATTGAGTCAGACATACCATCACCAGAACCATTTAAATAACCACCCTTAGCCATATAAGGTGTACTTGATTGACTATAATCTGTAGGACCCATGGCTGGAGCAGGAGCAAAAGTAGCTGCTGTTGGGAATGAAGGTTGTGCTGGAGCTAATGATCCTAAACCTTGTTGTCCTTCTTGCATTGGATCAGTACCTTTTAATTGTTTAACAATAGCGGCTTCAATAGGGTTTTTAGGTTGGTAATTAGGGTCTGCTTGTAAATTATTAGCTACTTGTGTAATTAGACTACCATCTGTTGCTGTTGGAGGGGCTGCTAAATTGATATCTGAAGCTTGTCCGCCTTGTGGACTCATTTGAGCTGAATTAGCTAATGCCACAATACCACCCGGACTTGGACTTGCTGAATCAGGAGACATACTTAATTGCTCTAGTGCAACACCTTCTGTATCACCCCCATCAGCAAAACTTACTGGGCCACCTTGAGCATAAAACATATCAGCGGCTTTTGCTCTAGATCCTGCAGCAGTTAATCCTTCTAATCTACCTACACCATAACCATCTCGACTTAATGCTTGAGGACCTCCTGAATTATCAGAAGTGCCATACAAACTTTGTAAGCCACCAGATGCAATTGAAGATTGATTATTATTTACATCTCCACCGGCTGCATATAAACGGAGTCCTGTATCGCCTGATAAGTTTAATGTTGAATAGGGATCATATTTATCTTTACCATCAGGTTTCATCGGTTCACCATAAATATCAGTAGGCTCTAAACCCCCTAATACCGCACCACCTAGTGGCATAGCTATTTTCATTCCCGCTTGGAAATTAGTAGTTGGTGCTTGACCGGCTTCATTAAAGTAATTTTTAAATGCGTCCCATGAACCTGGTTCACCTGTAACTACATTTTTAGCGCCAGTATATGAATTCTTTAGAGTCTGCATCGGATTAAATGAGCTAGCTCCTGAAAATGCTGATCCTGCTCCAGCGCCTGACTGATTAATTATATTAGCAGAATTCATCATAGAAGTTTTAGGAATATTAAGTCCAGTATTAATCATAGATTTATCCATGCCGCCTGCAATATCAGAAACGTTAGGAACAGAAACACCATTAATAACAGAAGCCGGTGTATATCCCCCAGCTGAGCTTAACAAACTAGAACCTATTTCTCCGTTAGCACCTACAGTACCCGCAGCACCGCCCGCACCACCTGCCGCAGCACCAAATCCGCCAGCTAAATTAGCGCCGCTATAACCGCCAAGACCGCCCATTAATCCGCCCATTAAAGGATTTTCGCCTTTTACAGCCGCTAAACCCGCACCGGTTGCAGCACCTGCTAATAAAGGCATCATACCAGCTCCTGGCCCCAAAGCCATACCAGCAAACATAGGCAATAATGAACTAAAGAATCCACCTAAGCTAAATGCTTCAGGAAGACCTGTTTCAGGATTGATTGTAAGTTTAGTACCTTGTTTTTTAGCTAAATAATTTAAGCCAGCAACTTCGTGTGGGCTCATGTGAACTAGCATTGAATCGCCGTGACGACCGAGGGATGCTAAACCTTGTGCTGAGTGGTGTGCTGCCATAAAAAGTCCTTTTTAAGATAGTGTAATGATACCATACAAATTATGCTGAAACATAGCTAATTGCTAATGCGGCCGATGCTCCTGTGGGTTCTGATCCTATAACGGCACCTGGGGTTGGAACAATAGAAACATCTATATCTGAAGTAGTCCACATAATTTGCCAAGAGTCCCCGTTTTGTTCATCAGTCATGATAGTGCAGTTTGCAGCGGTAATAGCGCCGTCGCCTAAAACAGTGTAGTACCGAGTGGTACCTGGAAAATCTATGGTCCCTAACGTAGTACTATTAAGTCTAAACCATACCGCTACGGTCGCTGGGTTTGTTGTTGCTTTGTAAAAGTTAATTGTGTATGCAAAGTTATAGTAATGTGAGTTGGGTATAATAATTTTAGATGCATCAAGAGGATCTAAATAAGGGTGACTATCATTGGGCCCTGCATAATAAACAGGTAAATAAGGCGAATCAAAAGTAATAGGGTAAGAATCTCCTACCACAGTAGCAACTTGAATAGTTGTATCTAAAACAGCTAAAAACGGAAAGTTAATATACTGCCCAATATTAGGATCAATTGTATACTGAAACACTTTATCTAATTGGTTAAAATAAAGACGTAAGGCGTTGTCAAATAGATTAAAATATTCTTGACTATACTGCGATGGAGGTATTGGTAAGCTTGGTGCTTTAGGTGGCTTAATATTGGCAATGTTAAAACCGGCCATGTTATCCCCTCATTCCGTCTGGACGTGCATCAATACGAGGCATACCTAGCTGCCACTGAGTACCTAAATTATTAGATTGGATTTTAAAGTTCATCTGACGGCCACGGGTTCTTACAAAAACTTGGTTTGTATATTGATCAATGGTAGCGGTAGTTAGAACACTTCTTGCTGTAGTTAAATTATCTGCGTTAGTTGTAGATGTTGAAGCTCCAGGGAAATTTGTAACCCCTACTGTCATAACAACTTCTGGCGTATCATAAGTTGAATCCGAGTTAGTAAAGTTAATATCAGGAATTACACGGCGAATTAACATGAATTTATCACCATCATCTACGTCAATAAATGCAGACTGAATAAAAGACTCAATAGGTAATGGAGCAGCACTTAGTGGTTGTCCGTCGTCAACGCCATCTTCGTGGTTATAAATCCATGAATCATTTAATGCTAGAGGCCTACTAAAGTCACCTGAATCTAGCCAAGCAGTTCGATCTAAATTACCATAATACCAAATGTTTTCAGAATAGTTATACACTACATATCGATCGACAGTATTAGAGTTTGCGGAACAGTAGAACCAAATAATTTCATTAAACTGATTGTTAGTGCCTGCAAAAATTAATTCACTTTGGGCTGTGTTAATATCGGAGAATATGTATTGGCGTAGTGTACAAGGTAGTGTATCAACACGGCCTGAATAAGTATAGAACTTATCTCGTCCCATCCAGTAGACAATATTATTAATGCCTGTAACCGCATTAGGACCCATAATAGAAATATTAGCCCCCATTTCTTGTAAACCAAACACATCGGCTGTACCTAAAAATTGCATAGATGTTAGTGATCTATCAGTAAAGATAAGTGTTTCTTGTCGGGTATTAATTGCCGCGACAATTCTAGAGCCCGATTGTATTCTTAAAAAGCCGGCAGTATTAGTTAGTGTAGGTTGCCATACTTCTGGTTGAGGCCCAATAGCTGGGTCTACATTAGCCCAGCGAACAAGAAGCGCATCGTAAGCCCCTGTGTAATCATTATAGTCATATGTACCTTCGGTTGTAGCATTGCCGCCTGGATCTGTTAACATCGTATAACTAAAGTGTGTAGCGTCAATATAAGTAACTTGATAAGTACCTTCATAGTCAACAGGGATCTGGCCTGATAATGTTACCCAATCGCCTGATTGAAGGCCGTGCGCAATTGCGGTTTCTGCAATAGCTATAAGTGGGTCTACTAGGTCTTGAACAAGAGTTACTATGCTTTGACCGGGGACTACTGTCGCTTCATAATTAGTACCACCTAATGCAACAAGATGGCCTGATGGAGAAAATATGGTAATTGATACTTCACGGGGGACTGCAATAGCACCTGGCACAGATTGTAATGTTACAGCGCGATCAGTATAAGTAGGATCATATACCCAGTAATAAATGTCGCCTAAAAAATAATTAAAAATTAAGTCATTATTAAAGTTGTCTTGAAACTGAAGCCTTGGATATATTGTAATAGGTATAAGTGCACTAGAGCCCCAAGTACCACGAGACCAAACACCTGCTCCCCAACCTGGACCAAAGGTAACAATATCAGAGCCAATATTAACTTGGAACTCTGCCACAATAGAGGTGTTACCAGACGAGACTGCAGTTGATGTAGCTGTTGTGGGAAGTGTTATAAAGTATGAGCCCCCAATAGCTGTAATTTGAAACTCGTTATTAAATTCGGCTGCAGGAATACCGCCAATAGGATTAGTCACACCACTAAATGTAACCCACTCACCATCTTCAATGCCGGCCGTGATAGTTAAAATCTCAACTTGATTAGACCCATTTGTTGTAGAAAAGCAATCATCACTTGAAGGATCTGTGGTAGAAGTATAAGTAACTCGTAAGGGGGTAATATCGTAAATACTCGATCCAGCACTTACATACATCTTTTCATTTGTACCAATACCAATAAGTTTAGCACCATCAGTAGTAGACCAAGTTGCAATAGACCTTGCAACGCCAACATAAGGTTCAATAGTTCTTACAGTCCAGCCGCCAAGTTTTTCAGGAAAACCTGAACGAAAACGAACTTTGTCCATCTCATACCAACCGCCTTCAGAGGCATAGTCAGTCTGATCTCGATTAATTCCTGGTTTAAATACAAGTTTACTTAATGGCATTATTTACCTTCAAAGAGTGCTTTTTCATCTAGCCTACGAGTTTGTAGACCTCTCAGTATTTTACCACCGGCCCTACAATATTTTACTAACGATTCCATAGCCGCCTTTTTATCGCCGCGAAGAAGCGCTTGACGGAGTGTTGATCTTTGAAAGCATCCAAGACCCAAATTAAAGCAAAAACTGACAAGAGCGTCAAACTCATGTTGTCGAAGAAGCACGTTAGGTAGCATCTTATGTACTCCCAGCTCGAAGCGACGTAGGTCGGATTTAAGAAGTCCATCTATTTCTTCCTGTGAAAAAGTTCTATTCCAAGATTCAGGCAATGATTTACCATCCCCGATAAGATGACCCACACAACAAGTCCAAAGCCCAGCAGGACATTTATAAGGCTTATTACGCACGCCTTCATGATGTTTAATAAGAGCGATGCCAGCTTTTGATACATTCACTTATTTCTTTTCCCAAGTTCTAGCTCCAAAATAGAAGCCAATAATAGAACCTACAATAGCCATTTCATCAGATGAAAATATAACATCCATAGATTCACGACTAAACCCTACAGTTTGTACAGCCCAAATAAAACCAGCCACATCCACAAATATAAGTAATCCTACAAAAGTGAAAGCAACAATAGGGCGGACAGCTGCGTTAAGAGTTCTAACCCAGGGAGCAGCGTCGTGTACAAGTTTTGCATCGTGTTCATAAAGTGCTTGTCTTTCTTGTGCGAATGTTTCTGCATAAGTACCCTCCAATTCAATAGCTGCTATTTTTTCTTGTGATTGAAAACCTTTTTGAGCCATAAGCATAGCTTGTTCATTTTGCATTTTAGCCATTTCTCGTTCATGAGCTTGAT